CCGACCCACCACCGAAGGCCGTGCTTCGGCGAGTCCACTGCGGTCGCATAGGCATTGCGCGATCCCTGCGGGCCGGCGACGAACAGCCAATCACCATCTTCATAAACGGCGCCGTCCCCGATGGAGGCGCCGTACCCGATGGAGGCGCGGGACCCGATGGAGGCGCGGGACCCGATGGAGGCGCGGGGCCCGATGGAGGCGCCGTCCCCGATGGAGGCGCCGTACCCGATGGAGGCGCGGGACCCGATGGAGGCGCCGTCCCCGATGGAGGCGCCGTCCCCGATGGAGGCGCCGTACCCGATGGAGGCGCGGGGCCCGATGACCTTCGCGTCCGGCCATACAACGACATCAGCCGGCAGCGTGACGCTCGCCTCGACGCTCGCCGACACCGCGACGATGCCGCCCTGCGATCCGTCCGGGTTCACCCAGCGCCTGGCTTCCGCCTCGCGCCATCCTCCGAAGAGGTGCTTGAACGTCTCCTGCGCCATCTCGATCCCCTCGTTTCAGCGGGAGACCGTGAAGGCCGACCCGTTCGATGGGGATGATTATGGAAAACTCATAACTCCATGTCAACTAGTTTTATGGAAAAATCATAGTACGAGAGCGATCATAATTGGCGACCCATTTCCAAGCGGCTCAGAAGCGCCCTGTCTGGGACTCGCGCAAGCCGGAGTTAACCCTGATGAAGGTCCGCTTTGCCGGCTGACGGTGACGACCTATCGGGCACTTTGGAATGCCCGTAGTGTTCCCGCTGTCAGCGCGCCGGAAGAGTGCCGCGACGAGGAAACCCGCGAGGTCATAGGACGCTTGTCCTATCTACTGACACGTTCTGACGACCCGCGCGCGCTTATTGTCGTGAACAATGAGGGAACGATCGGGGGCGGCCTATGGATACGGACACGCTCATTCTGGCCGCGGTGCGCCGGCTGTCGCCTGAGCAGAAGCTTGATGCTCTGTCGTATCTTCTGAGCCGAATCGAGCTTGGAGCCAAGCCAGGTATGCCTGCTTCTCCCCCTCGGGGACGCCGGGCAGCAAGCGCGCGATCTCAGCATCAACGCCGGAAAGCGCGGGCACAGTCTCAACCATAGGACCGCGCCCGTTCATCAGCCATTCGAAGCGCACCTTGAACTTGCGCGAGTAGATCTCCCCTTTGCTGCTGGGGAAGCCCGAGCTGCCGTTTTCGTGCCCGGCATAGGTCGGGTACGGAACGCCAACAGCGGCGGCGGCAAGGGCCACCGTCTCAAAACCAGCGCGCTCGCGCGCCGCGCGCAATCTCTCATGCCTATCCATCCTGTGATTTTGCCAGAGCCACGTATGGGAAACTCATTGACATTGAACTATGGAATTCCCATAGTCTTGCGATGGAACACGATCTCGACATTCGAGCGACCCGCGATCACCTCGGGATGACGCAGGCGCAACTCGCGGAAGCAGTGGGCGTCGATCAGAGCACCGTTTCCAATTGGGAGCGCGGTGTTGGCCGGGTGCGCGGGCCGGCTCGGAAGATGATCGAGCGGTTGCTTGCGGAGCAGCCGACGAAACAGAACGAGGCGCTGGCATGACCGGCTTCGTCTACCTCATTGAATGCCAGTCTGGCCGGGTGAAGATCGGATGCTCGGAAGACCCGCTCTACCGAGTTGAGGCGATCGCGCGCGCTACATCCTATCCCGTCCGCGTTATAGCCATGTGGCCGGGCAACATCGGAAAGGAGCGCGCGCTCCACCACCGATTTTCTGAATTCCGCTGCTACCGCGAATGGTTCGAAGTTCATGGTGCTCTCGCTGAATTTGTCTCGCAGATGCGCGGGCACGGCGTCAGCAGCATTGCTGCATGGCCTGTTTTCGGCGGGCCCGATGCCCAGGAGCGCGAACGCGACCGCCGCCGCCGACAGTCTGAGGCACTTCGCGCGTTAGCCGTCGCTCGCCGCGCTAAGGCCGCCAATCAGCAAGGGGCATCGGCATGATCCGCTCCCCCTTCCGCATGTTCGCACTCGCGTCGGGCCTCGCCATTGCGGGGATGCTGATCGTTTTCGGGGTGATGCGATGAAGACCTATTCCGCACGCGACACCGGGCATTTTCTGACCCGCCTGAAATGCGTGAACCTTCGCGGCGAGGGCCTGTCTGCTGGGCAGATCGCGGCGAAGCTCAACATCACGAAGAACATGGTCATCGGCCACTGGTGGCGCTTCGACAACGGCAACGGGAAGACGCTCGCCCACAATCGGCGGAGCGCGTGATGATGGCCCGCGCGCTGGACTTCATCGCCGGGGCCGCGACAGCCGCCATCATCGCGGCCGTGATCCTGTTCGCGCTGTCACCACTCGTCATGATCGCGCTCTCGGTTGCGGATTTCCGCCGATGACGCCGCAAACTCCCGCGCGGCGCGATAGCCGTCTTCCTCGATCTGGTCGAGTTTGAGATGAAGCGCGCGCCCTCTCCCATGTGCTGTAACGGACATCGCCCCGCCGACGAGCAGGGTGATGTCGTCTCGTCGGATAGCACCTCGGCTGGCCAGCGCGATGACGCTTCTGCGCATGGTTTCCAGCATTGTCAGGACCAGCCCTTCATCCACCGTCTGAGCCCGACCGCGTCGCGAGATGAGGTCTGACATATGGTGGCCCTCGCGCATCCCCGTCCATCGTTTCCATCCTCGCAATCTGGGGGAGGTCGGGTTGCAGCCCGCGTCTCCCGGAATTCGTCAGAAGCTCGCCCGTCCAAGGCATCCGCTCCGTCTGTGAAGCCAACATCACAGGTCGAGGCCCGCATGTCTGTGCAGAAGATGTCCAATATTGTGGAGACCAATGTCCAAGCGTGCCCGGAGCGGGCAGTCGCTTTCATCCGGTCGCGCTACCCGTTCAAGACGGCAGAATGCGTCGCGGCAGACATTGGCGTTCCATCGGGCACCGTAAGACGCTGGCTTGAAGGCGCTGCAAGCCCTTCATGGGGTGCGTTTTCTCGACTGATCTTCGCGTACGGGCCTGCGTTTCTGGCCGCTGTCTACCCCAAGGCGCCTCAATGGCTCGACGAAGCCCACCGCCGCGAAATGCAGGCGACCCTTCGTGCCGAGCAGCAACGCATCTCCGATCAACTCGCGGCGCTCGACCGCTGAACAAGAAGGAAGCCGCCGCATGCGCGGACTTCTCGCCATCGGCTACGCATCGGGCTTCGCGCTCTTCATGTGGCTTGCCCGGCGCGCCATGCGCCGCAGCGCGCGCCATGCCGCGCGCGCGGAGCACTGCCACAAGCGCGCGATCGAACTCGAAAGCCCAGCCCCGAAGCCAGCCCCAGGAGACACCCATGAGTGAAGCGACGAAGCTCCCATCGCAGGCACAGATGCTCGCGATCGCGCGCGAGAGCCTGAACGCCAAGGACAAATCCACGCAGCTTCATGCTCCGATCAAGGAGCGCAAGAAGTCGTTCTACGAAGTCGGCAACGGCAATCCGAAGGCGCTCGCGCTGCTGGAAAGCCTGCTCAAGATCCACGGCAACAACGAGATCAGGGCGGACGACACCGCTGCTCACTGCCAGCAGGCGCTCGACATCTACCGCGAGCACACGAAGGACAAGGGCCACGTCGGCAACCTCGCTGACATGGCCGAAGCGTCTGCCGACGGCGAGGAAGGCGAGGGCGCCGATGCCGGCGAGCCCGATCTGAACGCTGCCCCGACAGCCGAAGGCGGCGTTCCGCTCGGTGACGCGCAGAAGCAGTTCGAAGCCACTGCCGAGGTCGCCAAGAAGCGCCGCGCCGCCCGCAAGAAGCTCGACCTGCCCGAAGACGGTTCGGCTGCCGTCACCGCCGAGGCCGCGCCTCCTCCGCCGCCCTCGGATGACGATGAAGCCGATCTGCGCCCTGCCATGCTCCGCCGCAAGGAGCAGGAGCGCGAGGAAGCGGCGGGCACCTTCGCCCAGGTCCATTGATGTTCACGGTCGGCCTCGACCTCGGAACCGTCTCGGGGGTCGCCATCGGCGACTCCCGCATCAACCACCCGTCGCAGTTGGAGAGCTTTTCGATGCGCTTTCGCAAGCCGCACGAGCCGTTTCAGATGGCCGGCTACAACATCGAGGCGTGGCTGACGCAGGCTTTTATCAAGCCGCTCCCGAAATATCCCGAGCCGGAACTCATCATCGCGGAAGCGATGCTACCGATCGCCGGCCAGAAGTCGGACGACGCCGCCTTGGTTGCGGTTTCCCTCGATCAGGGCCTCTTCAATTTCTGCAAGCGCTTCCACATCCGTCTTGAGCGCGTCGCGCGCTCGACGGCATGCCTGCACTTCATCGGCCAGGGTCGGAAGCGCAAGGGCTCGAACGAGGACATCAAGCAGCTCGTCGCCGAGCGCTGCCATCTCCTCGGCTATACCGAATACGTCCTCCCCAAGGCCAAGCGAGACCGTTCAGACGCCATCTGCTGCTGGGATTTCGGCGTCGCGACCTATGCCCGGCGCCGTCCGGCTGGGGTCGCGCTGATGGGAGGTGTCGCCTGATGCCATCCCCATCGATCGAGGTCTATTCCGTTCGCACGCCGGGGCCGGCGAACATCGGCGACCACTGCATCAAGCAGGTATCGCTCCCCTTCATCAGCGCGATGCGGAGTGAGGTCGAGGAGCCGCCCCGGCTGAAGCTGATCATGTCACTCCCGGTCCTGCACGCCGACAACGCCGCCCGCATCGCGACGATCCGGAGCATCCATCGGCGGATGGTTCGCGCGGGCATGTTTGACCATTGCGAGGGAGCGCGGTCATGAGCAGGGTCGAGCACCTTTCCGATGACGTGACGCTTTGGCTTGGCGATTGCCGGGAGATACTGCCGACACTCGGCGTCTGTGCCGACATCGCCGTGACGAGCCCGCCGTACAATATGGGCCTGAGCCCCGGCGGTAATGGCCGCGGAATGTACCGCCCCGGCGCCAACAATAAGGGCGGGCGCTTTAGGTCGGGGTACGGCCTGCATGACGACGCGATGGATCAGGACAAATATGATGCTTGGCAGCGTGAAATTCTGGCGCTGACGTTCGCTGCTGTAAATTCTGCGGTGTTCTATAATCACAGGCCCCGTGTAGAGCACGGGAAGCTTAGGGTTCCACTGTCATTCGACTACGGCGCCACCCCTCTACGCCAGATCATTATTTGGGACAGGGGCACAGGGATAGACGTCAATCTCCGAACCTTCTGTACGCGTCAAGAATGGGTGATGCTCTTCGCCCACGACGCTTTCAAGCTGGTCGACCATGCTGCCTCTGGGCGTGGTGATGTTTGGCGGCTTGGTGTTGAGAGCGATCGCACCGGTCACCCCGCTCCGTTTCCGGTGAGCCTGCCGCAAACTGCGATTGAGTGCTCGGGAGCGGCTTCTGCTCTCGACCCGTTCATGGGCTCCGGCACGACAGGTGTGGCATGCGTCCGCGCTGGCGCAGCTTTCATAGGAATCGAATTGGAGCCGCGATGGTTCGACATTGCCTGCTGCCGCATCTCTGACGAGCTTCGGCGCCCCCGTCTTGATCTGCCTGTTTTGCCCCCAGCGTCAAAGCAGGGGGCGTTCCTATGACCCCCTCCGGCCTCACCCGTCTGCAGGCTGACCTGCTCGTGTTCCTGCGCAACCATTCTCTCGCGAACGACTTCTCTCCGTCGTTCCATGAGATGCAGGAGGCGCTTGGCCTGTCATCCAAGAGCAGCGTCTTCCGCTTGCTCGAAGCGTTGGAAGAACGCGGCAAAATCAAGCGATTCCGCAACCGGGCACGCTCTATCATCCTGCTCGATCAGCCTGCGCTCACAGCCGATCTGGAGCAGCGCGTCAACGACTACTGCCGCCGCATCGGCATAACCCGCCCCGTCTTCGATCAGCGTGCTGCTGAATCTCTGCTGCGGGGGCGGGCATGAGCATGGGATCGCACCACTCTGCCGCCATGGTGTCGGATACCTATCTGACGCCGCGCGAGATCATCGAAGCCTGCGGGCCGTTCGACCTTGACCCGTGCGCCGCGCCACTGCCGCGCCCGTGGTCGACCGCCCGGCTCCATATCGTGCTGCCGGATGACGGGCTCGCTGCCGACTGGGGCGATGCCTTCGTCTGGCTGAACCCGCCGTACAGCCGCGAAGCGCGCGACTGGCTGATGAAGCTATCGAAGCATCCCGGCGGCGGAATCGCGCTGGTCTTCGCGCGCACCGAAACCGAATGGTTCGTCGACAGCGTCTGGCACGCCGAGCGCGCGACTGCGATCCTGTTCCTGCACGGGCGCATCACCTTCCGCGACCGCGAAGGCAACCCGGTCAAGGTGCTCGACAAGAAGTCCGGCAAGTGGCGCGAGGCCAACTCCGGTGCGCCATCCGTGCTCGTCGCCTACGGTCGCCCCGCTGCTGCGCGGCTGCTGGCAAGCGGTCTGCCGGGGTCCTTCCTCCATCTCGGGAGGGCCGGCGCATGACGGTGACGATTCTCATCGGCGACGTGCGCGAACAACTCCGCAAGATCCCCGACGCCCATTTCGACTGCGCCTGCACGTCTCCGCCGTACTGGGGGCTGCGGGACTATGGCGTCGCGGGGCAGATCGGTTTGGAGGCGACGGTTGGGGAGCACATGGCCGTCATGGTCGATGTCTTCCGGGAGGTCCGCCGCGTGCTCAAGCCGCAGGCGACCCTCTGGCTAAATTACGGGGACTGCTACGCGACCACGCCCAACGGCCGCGCCGCCGAGGATGTCGTCAACGACGATCGAACCTTCCGCGACAAGCCGTTCTCGACCATCGGCGGGGTCTTCAAACCCAAAGACCTCTGCATGCTACCGAACCGACTGGCGATTGCCCTGCAGGAAGATGGCTGGTGGGTGCGGTCGGAGATCGTCTGGAACAAGACGAACCCGAAGCCGGAATCGGTCTTCGACCGGCCGGCATCCGTGCATGAGAAGATCTGGCTGCTCACCAAGTCCGACGAGTATTTCTTCGACGTCGAGGCTATCAAGGAACCCGTCACCGGCGGCGCTCATGCCCGGCGCAAGGACGGGCAATACAAGCCGGCCAAGGGCTCCACGAAGGGTCAAAACCGCGAAGGCACATGGGTTGAAACCTATGTGCCGGAGATGCGGAATCCGCGCAACGTCTGGACCTTCAACATCGAAGGCTATCGCGGCGCGCACTTTGCCACGTTCCCCCGCGCTCTTGCCGAGCGCTGCCTTCGCGCTGGCGTGCCGAAGACAACCTGTGGGGCATGCGGGGCGGCGTCTGACTGTGGCGGCCTCTGCTCCGCCTTCCCGCGCGTCCGTGGCCGCGTTCTCGACCCCTTCGGCGGCAGCGGCACAGTTGGCGTCGTGGCGGAGATGCTTGGCCTCGACAGCACCCTCATAGAGCTCAACCCCGAATACGCCGAGCTGGCTCGCCAGCGGATCTACGGCGCCCCGGTCGAAGAGGGAGCCGCAGCATGACCGTCCCCATCATAGCGAACCATCTGGCGCTGGGCTTCGACCTCGTGATCTCGACGAACTCCCGTGGCGGAGGCGAATGCCGCATCGTCTGGTCCGAAACCGCCAACCTCAACGCCGAATTCCAGTGCGGCCGCAAGACGCCAGCCGTCGCGCTGGAATTGGCTCTCGGCAGGACTGAGCGCTTGGGCGCCGTGTCGCCTTTGGACTTCTCAGCGGTGATGGGCGTGCTGGTCGGGTTCCTGGAAGGGAGGGCGCCGCGATGACAACCCTTCGCGTCCGCTGCCAAGTGCCGTTCTGCAACCACACGATCGGTCCTCGGAAGGACGACACCGATCCGCTCACACCGACCACGCAATGGGTCTGCCGAGAGCATTGGATGGCGATCCCGAAGAAGATGCGTCAGGCGCACAGCCGAGCGTGGAACTGGGATCACGCGAAGCCCTATCGCCGCAAGGGCTCTCCGCTCATGCGCGACAACGACGCTGCGTCGTGGCGCGTCTGGAAACGATGCAAACGCGCTGCCATTGAACGCGCGATGGGGCTGTCATGAACGTCGTCATCCCCAACCCGCATCCCGCAGACAGCATGGAAGCCGAGCGTCGCTGGCAGGCGTGGCTTGATGCGCGCGCTCTCGCCATGGAGTCCGGCCGCCTCGCCGACGGCATCGCGTGCGGCCGCGCCTGGGCTGCGTTCATGTCGCTGTTCGCTCGCATTGAGAAGCCAGCCCGGGACGGAGGGCGGCCATGAACGACTATGCTCGCCCAACCGATAGCTTCACGGACTGGAATCGCGCCATCGCCGAGACCGAGATGGCGCTGGTCGGCGGCATTATCCTGAACCCGGCCGCGATCAGCACGGTGACGATCACCGGCCTGAACGAAAGCCACTTCGGCGATCTGGCCTGCGCAGCGCTGTGGAAGCGCATCACCGACGTCGTCGCGCGCGGTGGCGCCGTCGACTATCGATCGGTCGTGCAAGGCGGTGCCGCTGCCATCATGGGCGAGGGCGGTTCGCTCGACCACTTCATCGCGACGATCACCAGCCTTGCCGCGCCCGGCTCGATGATGGCCGAATACGCCGGCATTGTCCGCAGCGCCTGGGTCGTCCGTCAGTTCCTTGGTGCTGCCGACGGCGCCCGCGCCGATCTTGCCACGAACGATGTCATCTCGCTCGCGCGTCGGCTCATTGAAGCCTCTGACGACCTGCGCGATGCCGCCCTCGACAAGAGCCGATCGAACCGCGGCAGCCTGTCCGATATCGCCGAGCAGGTCGGGCGTGAGGCCGAGGCGATGATGAAGGGCGAACTGAAGCGCCCACCATCCACCGGCATCGAGGATCTGGACCGCCACCTCCCAATGCGAGGGCTGGCCCCTGGCGCCCTCTATGTGCTCGCCGGCCGCACCGGACAGGGCAAAGCGCAGCCTCTCACCTCCCTTGTTCGATCACCGGGCGGCTGGGTCCAGATGGGTGCCCTGCATGTCGGCGATGAGATTTGCTCCCGGACCGGGGAGCATTCGGGTGTGACTGGAATCTTCCCTCAAGGCGTGAAGCCGGTCTTCCGCGTCACGATGTCCGATGGGCGCAGCACGCGAGTATGCGGTGATCACCTCTGGGAGGTCCATTCCGCAAAGTGGATGGCCCCCAAGATCATTTCGACAGATCAGATAGCGGCGTATCTGCGGAAGCCGTCTTATCGCGGTCGGCTCACGATCCCGGTTCATTCGGGCGACGTGGGGCAAAGCCGCAAGCTCCCGATCGACCCATGGCTGCTTGGTGCACTGATCGGGAATGGATGCTTCAGGAACAATTCCATCACCTTTTCCAGTTCTGATCCAGAGACGGTCGAGCGAGTTAGGACGTCGCTGCCGACTGGCCACGAAATCCAATACATCAACCGCTACGACTATCGGATCAAAGGCCGCAACGGGGGCATGGCTCTGGCGTGCGCCTTATCGGAGCTTGGGTTGCGCGAGCGCTTGAGCGCCGAAAAGCACATTCCACGACAGTACCTCGATTCCGATAGCCGGTCTCGTCTGGAACTTCTGCGTGGGCTGATGGATACTGATGGTTGGATCGAGCAAGATGGCGCGGCCCTCTATCAGACGTCGTCTCCGGCGCTTGGCCGCGACGTTGTTGAACTCGCCAGGTCACTCGGCTTTTGGGCGAGGATCAGGGTTCGCGAAGCGTTCATTACGGAAGCAGATGGGTCGCGCTCGCGTAAGCTTGACGCCTACACAATCGCTATTACCGGGCCGCATATCCGCGATGTCGTGACACTCCCCCGGAAGACGGAGCGCCTTGCAACAAGGTCGTGGAACCGTGCGCTGACCATCGCATCGATCGAGCCCGATGGCGAGGAAGAGTGCCAGTGCATTTCGGTCTCTTCCTCTGACAGCCTGTATCTGACCGACGAATACATCGTGACGCACAACACGATGATGGGTGCTGCGCTCGCATCCAAGATGAGTCGGCGCGGCGACGGAGCGGCCTATTTCTCGCTTGAGGTGCCATCCAAGGAGATCGCGGCGCGCGTCATCTGCGAGCGCCTGGGCGGCAAGGGTCCTGTCTACGGCGATATCTTAGCCGGGCACGCCAATGACCACGATCTGGAGACCTATATCTGGGCCGCACAGGAAGCGCGGAAGGAGCCGCTCCACCTCGACGACACGCCGGCTATGACCATGGCTGACATCCTCGTCGAGAGCAGGAAGTTCGGCGATCGGCTCGACAAGCAGGGCAAGAAGCTGCGCCTCGCCATCGTCGACCACGCCATGCTGGTTAGGCCCACGGGGCGATACCAGGGCAACAAGGTCAACGAGCTCGGCGAGATCGCCAACTCTGCCAAGGTCATGGCGAAGACGCTCGATTGCACGGTCATGCTGTGCTGCCAGCTAGCGCGCGCCGTCGAGCAGCGTGACGACAAGCGACCGAACCTGTCCGACCTCCGGGCATCAGGCGAGATCGAGGAGGCCGCCGACGCCGTTCTGATGCTCTACCGCGAGCACTATTACGCCACCCGAACCGAGGCGTACCGCCGTGGCGACACGGGGGCGGAGGAGATGGCGGAAGCCGTCAAGAACGATCTGGAGATCGGCGTCGAGAAAAGCCGGCAGGGCAAGACCGGCCGCGTGCCGCTCTGGTGCGATCCGGGCCGCTCGATCGTGGCCGGCCGCTTTGGGGGCTCGCGATGAGCTCCAAGCCATGGATGAAGTTCTACCCGCGTGATTGGCGCGGTGACCAGGCCCTCCGCGCCGTCTCCATGGCGGCTCGGGGGTTCTGGCTCGAATGCCTCTGCATCATGCACGAGGCCAACCCCTACGGGCATCTCCTTCTGAACGGCGAGCAACCAGAAGGCGGCGCACTTGCACGGATGACAGGAGCATCGGCAGACGAGGTCTCGGCATGGATGGCCGAGCTTCGAAAAGCCGGAGTTCTGAGCATCGCGCGCAATGGCACCGTCTTCTCTCGACGGATGGTCAAGGACGATGCCGCGTCGAAAAAGGGGAAGAAAGAGGCCGAAAAGCGTTGGGCCAAACCGACTGAAAACAAAGGAAATAATGACGAACCCAATGGGGTGCCCACGGGCAACCCCAATGCTAAGAGGCCAGAGGCCAGAGAATTCTCTCTTGTGGGAGGGGAGGACAAGGCGAAGTCGATCGCAGACCACTTCGACGACTTCCGGAAAGCCTATCCCAAGCGGGACGGGCAGGATCCGAGACAGCCCGCTTGGAAGCGTTTTGAAACGGCGGTCAAGTCTGGCGTGAAGCCAGAGGCCATCATTGCTGGTGCCATGGCATTCGCAGCGGCTGAGGCTAAGCGCGGCAAGATCGGAACGCGATTCATCCCGCACTCGGCAGTCTGGCTCAACCATCGCCGATGGGAAGATGATGCCGAGCTTCCGTTCGCTCCACCGCCGCCACCACCGCCGGCCGAGCAGGATGCGCTCTGGCGCCGTCGCCTGACGATCTGGCGAGAGACCGGGGACTGGAACGGGCACTGGGGCAACCACCCCGAAACGCCCGGCTTCCAAGTGCTTTGCCCGAAAACCATCCTCCGCGAATTCAACCTCGAAAGGCCTGCCGCATGACCGAAACCCGGATCGAGCTCCGCGTTGACGCCATCCAGGACGAGCACCGTCGCGGGTGGAAGGCGGTCTACTTCACCGACAAGGGCGTGAAGATGCTTGCGAGCCGGTGGTCGCCGCGTTCGGCGCTGCTGTTCGGTTCGGAGCAGGAGGCGAAGATGGCCGCTGCCGAAGCGCTGCTGAAATATCTCAACGCCAATCCGCGACCGCGATCGATCGGCGCCAAGACCTTTGCCGTCAGGCGCAATGGCAAGAACGTCCGAACCATCTCATTGCCGCAAGGCTGAACCCATTCCCGCTCCGCGGGGATATCACGGCCCAGCGAGGGCCATCACGGAGATGACCATGACCAAGAACGAACTGATCGAAGCCATCATCAGCGACACCAACATGACGAAGAAGGACGCTGAGACGGTCCTGAAAAACCTTACCACGGCGATCAGAACGACGCTCAAGGGCGGCAACGACTTCACGATCGCCGGCATCGGCAAGCTCAAGCCGGATGCCCGCGCCGCGCGCACCGCCCGCAACCCATCCACCGGCGCCACGATCGATGTCCCAGCCAAGACCGTCGTCAAGTTCAAGGTGGCGAAGGAACTGGCAGACGCGGTCGCCTGAAAACCCAAAACCCCAAAAACGGAAGGAACTGCAATGAAAGTTTACATCCTACTCGACCGCTCTGGATCAATGGCCTCTCGCTGGAGCGAGGCGCTCGGTTCGATCAACACCTATGTCGATGAACTGGCCAAGGCCAAGGAAACGAAGAAGGCGGCGGTCACTCTGGCCACCTTCGATTCATCGGCGACCACGCTGTTCGAGATCATCCGCGACAGCGCCCCGGTGAAGTCCTGGGAGAAGGTCACCGACAAGGACGCGACGCCGCGCGGTGGCACTCCCTTGTTCGACGCCATCGGCAAGCTGATGGCCAGAGCCGAGGCTGACAAACCGGAGAAGGCGTCCATCGTCATCATGACGGATGGCCACGAGAACGCCAGCCGCGAAATGTCGCGTGACGCGGCGAAGGCGACGCTGGACCGGGCGCGCGGCAAGGGCTGGCCGGTGATCTTCATGGGCGCTGACTTCGACGCCATGTCGCAGGCCAGTTCGGTCGGCACGCAGTTCGGACAGACGCTCAACGCCAGACTCTCGGAAACCCCCAAGGCAGAACACCCGGACCTGACGAAGGCCGCGCACGACGACCTCCGCGCCCGCTGCAAGGCCGCCAACTGCCTGCCCTACCGCTATCGCCCCCGCGATGCCATGCCCGGCCGCGTCATGACCCGCACATGGCTCGACTTCAACCGCAAGCTCGCCGCCGCTGCAGTCGCCGCAGGGCTTCGGCGCGCTGGCGTTGCTGTTCGCTGAATCACCCCCCGAAGGAGAACGACGATGAACATTAGCATGAACGAAGAACAGATGACCGCTCTCGTGTCGAAGGCGATATTTGACGGCCTGACGCAGGAGGCCAAAGACCAGATGCTGCAAAAGGCGCTGCGGCACCTGATGACCAAGGAGGAGAAGAGCTACGGCTACGGTCCCAAGCGCACGCCTCTGGAGGAAGCGTTTCAGTCCGCAGCCTTCACGGTGACACGGCAGATCGCCGAAGATCGTCTGTCCAACGATCCCGAGTTCAAGGCGAACATCGAATCCATGTTCGCCGACCTCGGCAAGATGTTGTTCGGCGAGAAGATGCGGGCCAAGCTAATCGAGACCATGGCGGACGCCGTGCTTTCCGGCCTGCGTGTCGATCGGTGAGCGCCATGACCGACACACCAGCACTGACGGCAGAACAGAGGGCCGAAGATCTTTGTGACCGCCTTTCGTGTCTCGGCAGCCCAGACCGCTACGAGCAACTTGCCCTCATCGCCTCCGCCATCAGGGAAGCGGAAGACGCCGCGTATGAGCGGCCGGCAGCCAGTTCCGCGCACGGCGAAGATTTTCAGGCCATCGGGCAGCGGGCGGAATCGCCGCGCCGCGCCGATCTGAGATCACCCCCATTCCCGCTCCGCGGGGATATCCCGGCCCAGCGAGGGCCATCACGGAGATGACCATGACCAAAAGCGAATTCATCACCGCCGTCGCCGAAGAGTGCGGCGTCAAGAAATCGGAGGCCGAAGCCTTCCTCGCCGCCCAGGCGCTGGTGCTGCGCAGGGCGCTTAAGGCCGGAGACGACGTCACGCTGCCGAGCGTCGGAAAACTGTTGGCAGCCAAGCGAGACGCCCGCACGGCCCGCAAACCATCCACCGGCGCCATGATCAACGTCCCAGCCAAGACCGTCGTCAAGTTCAAGGTGACGAAGGAACTGGCGGACGCCGTCGCCTGAGGGCGGGGCAAGCGACACGACACTGCCGGCGGGGATCGTCCCGCCGGCTCTCAATCTCAAGGGCCGACCAGATGCGGATGAATCGTCAAACCGAAGCGCTCATGGTGGAGGTTGCATACCTCTGCGGGTTCAGTGTCAATGAGACCACTGTGATCGTCCATGGTCAGCGTGACGTCCGTCTCGGGCCGGTCAAGCGGATAGTCACCTCGATGAACCTGACGGAGGCTCGCCGCAGCGATCGTAGGGCGTCACGGCTCGTCGAGATCGAGCGGGAGCGGCCGGACCTTGCCGAGTTCATCGGCAAGTGCGCTCGCCACGGTCAGGTCCGGGCGACGAGCATCCTGATCGGGTTCACGGTCAACGCCGAGCACCGCGCCGAACTCGTCGCGCGCCGCCGCCTTCGCGCCGACATGCAGCTCATTCGCGACACGCTACCAGAGCCCAGGGTTGTCCCAGAGGTCAGGGGCAGGGGATCTGACCAGATCGTCTATAACCAGTCCTCCTGCAACCTGACGTGGCTGGCATCGAAAGACCTGCTTCCACAATGGGCGGTCGATGCCGGGGTTCGACTGCGCGGGAACTGGCACGCCGCCGGAGCCTCCATCGCGTCGATCGACTACGAGAAGCCGATTGTCGATGGCGGGCCAGCGCCGGGGCGATCCGACCATTCGCTCGACGCCTCAGACCGTGTCCGCGACGCCATCGACGCGGTCCAGTTCATCTTCCCCGGACGTGACCAGCGCGCCCGCCTCGCCATGATCAGCCACGCCGTCTTCGAGAGCCGCCCGCTCGGCACCTTCCCCTTCATCGTCGACAACCGCGCCACCTTCCTACGCGAGGCACTTGAGCCCGTCGCATGGGTCTATGGCACCCTGCTCGACGGTGATGTCGCAAGGCGGCTGAAGGGCAGGGGATGTTAAAACGCAAAGAACTCCGCCCCGTCTCACGCGGCTATGGCGCGTGAAGACCGCCAAGGTGGAAGCCCATAGGCGAGCTCGGCGCAGGCCAGCGCAATGTAGGCCGGGATCTGCGCCTTGCCGCTCTCATAGGCGCTCGGCATGTTTTTGCCGATGCCGAGATTTATTCCAATACCAGCCTGTCGCGAAGAGTGGCCTCATCACGCAGGAGCTCGGCGATCAGCGTGACAGGGCCGGGAATATCTCGCTCTGCGGACTCCCATCTGCGGACGGTGCGCCCGCTCTCGACGCGGACGACCTTGGCAAAAACCTCAGCGCTGAGGCCGAGGCTCTGGCGGATGGATTTGAGTTCAGCGGGTGTCATTTTGCAGGAGCTTTGACCAGATCATCGACCGTTGCGCCTACATAGAACCCGTTGTTGATGGCGTCGCTTGCGGTTTTCTCGTCCTCGCCCAACGCCAGGCGGCGGTTAAGGGCCTCGTTGAGAATGGCAAGTTCAGCCGCCGTGAATGTGTCGTTGGTGTTTTCAATCGTGAACATCTGGTCTCTCCATCGCTAGGCACCTTTGCTTTTCACTTGTGAAATTTGCGGGAGGCCCAATCAGCGCTGCTGGCGTCTTGATATCCGCCGGTAAAGCTGTTGTCGGTCGGGATACGGGTTTTGAGGTTAAGCGTGAACCTGTAAAGCCACCCTGCCCGCCGGGGCTCGTCGCTGCGCAACTCGTAGCCCCCGGCCGCATCCTCGCTCTCAATAAGCGATGCGACACGCTTCTTTTCGCCGGCTGCCTTGTATTCTTGATCGAGTTCTTCGCGGCGGATGGAGGCATACTTTTCGATGGCGTCGCTGTCGCGACCAGCGCGGATATGGGTGACTTCACCTGTCTTGATCCGGGTGACGGTGTAGGACATGTCGCTCTCCATCGCTAGGCACCATTGCCCTGTCGATGGATTAGATATAGGGCCATTGGCCCTATATGTCAACACCCTATATTCCGCATCATAAGAATTATTTTCTGCGGCACTTTGACAAATAATCGCAATAATCTGCGTCAATAATCTCGCGCAAAACATTAAGATCGCGCAAAAATACCAGTTGACGCGCGAATGCAATCGATCCACCAATTCATCCTATCAGCCCAAATCAGTCGCAGAGACTGGGCCGGCCGGTCCCTCCCCTGGTCCTCATTGCGACGATGCAAGTTTCGCCCGACGTAGCTCAGCGGTAGAGCAGTTGCCTTGTAAGCTTCAGGTCGCCGGTTCAATCCCGGCCGCGGGCTCCACAGATGATCACTGACGCCTCAGCCGCCGACATCGCCCGGCGGCTGAGGATCGCCACCCGCAGCGTCGAGGTCATCGAACTCTGCGATTGGGTTCTGGCGATGGCTGGGCGGGGCGTCACGAAACCCGTCACGGATAATATCCCGGTCGTCACGAATAATCCTCCGATTGTCGTGACGCGCAAGCGAGGCAGGCCACCCAACCCGGGTGGCGCATTGTCGATTGCCGAGCGCGCGAAAGCATACCGCGACCGCCGCAAGCCGGCCTGAGTTGAAAGAGCATCCCCATGGCCACGCGCGCCAAGGCGAAGACACCGAGTAAGCCGAAGCTCGGCAGACCCACAGAGTTCAGGCGGGACATCGCCAACCGGATTTGCGATGGCATCGCTGATGGAAAGAGCCTTCGCACCGTCTGCAAATCACAGGGGATGCCGAGCCGAACCACAGTGTTCCGATGGCTTGCGTCTCAGCCGAGTTTCCGAAGCCAGTACGCCTGCGCGCGCGAGGATCAAGCGGAGGCGTTGGCTGACGATGTGCTCGACACTTCGCAGGACAAGAACCTTGACCCGAATGACCGCCGCGTCCGCGTTGATGCGTTGAAGTGGCTGGCCGGCAAGCTCAAGCCCAAGGTCTACGGCGACACGACGAAGCACGAATTGACGGGAAAGAACGGCGGCCCGATCGAGACCGTTGTGCGCCCGGACCTATCGGATCTGGACCCTGATGAACGCGACGTCATTAGAGCGATCCTTGTCGCTCGCGCTGCGGAATCCGAGAGAGGGCCTGCTTGAACTGGACAGATTGGATTGCGAAGGCGATCTCGGCCATTTCCTGAAAAGCGGGTGGCGCTATATCGACCCGGCGCCATACGTCCATGGCTATCACCTTGACGCTATCGCCGAGCACTTGGAGGCGGTGACGGCTGGCCAGATCCGCCGCTTGATCATCAACGTGCCGCCTCGGCATTCGAAGTCATCGATCGTATCAGTCGCATGGCCGGCATGGACATGGGCACAGCGCCGGGAAGGGCCTCTGAGCGGACCTGCGGTCCAGTTCCTCTCGGCATCATATGCGCAGCCGCTTTCGACGCGAGACGCGCTGAAATCGCGCCGTCTGATTCAATCGCCCTGGTATCAGGAACGATGGGGCGACAGGTTTGCTCTGACGAGCGACCAGAACGCCAAGATGCGGTACGACAACGATCAGGGTGGCTACCGGATCGCAACATCCGTTGGCGGTGGACTGACGGGCGAGGGCGGTTCGATCATTCTGGTCGATGACCCCTTGAACGCCAACGAGGCCTTGTCAGAGCCCGCGATCGACGGCGTGATCGAGTGGTGGGACGGGGCGATGTCAACCCGCCTCAACGACCCGAAGACAGGCGCCTATGTCGTCATCATGCAGCGTTTGCATGAGCGCGATCTGACCGGGCATATCCTTTCAAGCGCCCATGCCAACTGGGAGCATCTCTGCCTTCCCGCGCGCTATGAGCCCGACCGTCATTGCATGACGTCGATTGGCTGGGAGGACTGGCGGCAGGCGGTCGGCGAAATCCTGTCCCCTGATCGTTTCGGGGACGCCGAGCTTACGGCCCTTGAACGGCAGCTCGGTTCCTACGGCACCGCAGGACAGCTTCAGCAGCGCCCCGCCCCGAAAGGCGGCGGCATCCTGAAGCGCGACATGTGGGAACTCTGGGGCAACCCGGACGATGACGACGACCCTGCGTTTCGTGCCTTCCCGCCGTTCGAGTTCGTGCTGGCGTCACTCGACGGCGCCTACACCGAGAAGCAGGAGAATGACCCCTGCGCCCTGACCCTATGGGGCGTCTGGCGCGACAAGCACGATGTTCCCCGCCTCATGCTGATGACGGCATGGCGGGAGCGGCTCGAGCTTCACGCTTTGGTCGAGAAGACGCACAAGACATGCAAGCGCTTCCGCGTCGATACCGTGCTGATCGAGGCCAAGGCTTCCGGTCTCAGCGTCGCGCAGGAGTTGCGCCGGCTCTACGCCAGCCACGGCTATGGCATCGAGACGACGAACCCTGATCGCGACAAGGTCGCCCGCGCCTATGCGGTGCAGCCGATCTTCGAGAACGGCACGGTCTACGCGCCCGACCGTGCCTGGGCCGACATGGTCATCACCGAATGCGAGTCCTTTCCGAAGGGCAAGCACGACGACCTGGTCGACACCACGACGCAGGCGCTGCGCTGGCTTCGCGACCGCGGGCTTTTGGTCCGCACCGAAGAGCACGAGGCCGACCTGAACGAGCGCCGCCGCCATCGTGGCGCGCCGCCGAAGCCGCTGTATCCCGGTATGTCCGGCTGACGAAGGAGAAGAGCAATGGGCATCGAATTGAACCCGGTCGCCGACGACCAAGCTCGGGCAGGGCGCGAGGCCAGTAGCGCCCGCGCAACGGGCAGCGAGAAGACGGAATCCAATCCGTGATCGAAACAGATAGAAGCCATGGCGTCCGCGATGGAGCAGGGATTCCGGGCTGGCCGCCGTCTGCCGCGCCGAAAATCTGCGCAGGAGATCTGACCATGAAGACCTCCCGCCGCTCCCTGTTCGGCTGGCTTGCTGGCGCTGTTGGCGCTGCGCCGGCTGTTGCCGAGGCTGCTGTGCCGTCCGCACATGTCGCGCCCGGGCCGTTCCTCGGGGAGATCAAGGTCCGGCACGCATTCTACGGGACCCGCGAGACGGCCCACGGTGCATCCGAGCCCGTCGCGTTCCACGTTTACGAGCAATGGGACGGCAAGGACTGGGTCAAGATCGGCGGTGGCTGCCTGCCCTACTCGCGCACTGCGGTCGACGGCTGCCATACGAGCAGCTTCCGCATCCACGACTGACTAGGCCACGCCCGATGCCCATGACCCTTGCTGAGTACCGCGCCTCGAACGAGGCCGGCGTCGCCAAACTGAAGGAGAACGACATGGCGAAGACACCGAAAACGACCGACGACGCTGGCAAGGCGCTCGCACCGAATGGCGAGCCCGATTCCCCCGGCGTGCCCGGCGAGGCTGAAACCGAGCCCAAGTTCGGCAAGGTCGAAGCCCGGCTCGCCGCGCTGGAGGCCTACGTCAAGGACAACGCCAAGGCGCTGGGCTGGCCCGAGTTCAAGGGCTGACATGCTCACCGTGAAACACGTCACCTCGGAAGGCGAGATCGTGTGGGCGGTCTCTGAGGTGCGGTTCGACAAGGACAGCGGTACGGTCTTCGTACACCACTTCATGAGCCCTGAACTTGGCTTCCGCTATGACATGCCGCTCACCGGCGGCACCGTCTACGTCATGAACGACCGCGGCTCGACCGTGGCGAAGCATGTGCTGGGGCCGGCGCGATGAAGACCGGGCACATCCTGCCCGACCGCACGAACGACGTCCCGCCGCCGGCTGACCGCGCGCAGACCATCGCCTGCGACGACTGCGGCAAGCAGATGATCGGCACCTATGACGAGAGCCGGATGCGCGAGCGGCCGCCCGTCATGGGCTGGGGCTGGTGGTGCGCCTGCGGAAAGACCATGGCGGGCGGCACCTGGCACCCGCTGACGAAAGACGAAGCGCTCTATCAGCGCTGGGCTCGCGTGAACGAGGCGACCACCTGACATGAGCGGCATCGCCAATATGAACCTGCGCCTCGACGAGGAGCAGGAGGGCGAAGCTTTGCCCGACGCGGCCGAGGTCGATCTTGCTGAGAACCTCGTCGTCGATGGCTCGATGCCTTCGGTCGAGGTTGAGCTTCCCGATGGCGGTGTCGTCATCAACTTCGGCAAGGTCGGGGCTCCCGAGCCCGGCGAGGATACCGACTTCGACCGCAACCTCGCCGAGGTGCTCGCCGAGAGCGATCTGGCTGGAATAGCCGAAGACCTGCTGCAGGGCATCGAAGCCGATATCCGCTCCCGTGAGGAGTGGCTGCGGCAGCGTGCCGATGGCCTCGACCTGCTCGGCCTCAAGGTCGATGGCCCGCGCTCGGATGTGTCTGGCTCGTCCGCGCCGCTGGAGGGGATGAGCAACGTCCGCCACCCGCTGCTGCTGGAGGCTGTGCTGCGCTTCCAGGCAAACGCCCGCGGCGAGCTGCTGCCGGCCGATGGGCCGGTCAAGATCAGGGTCGACGACGTCACCACGTCCGCGAGCCCCACAGCCGATCGCGACGAGGAGAACCAGGCCGAGCAGCTCGAAACCGATTTCAACTATTACCTGACCGTCACGGCCTCGGAATATTACCCCGACACCGATCGCATGCTGCTGATGGTCGGCTTCGGCGGCTGCGGCTTCAAGAAGGTCTACCACTGCCCCCTGCGCCGCCGCCCGGTGTCGGAGAGCGTCGATGCGAAAGACCTGATCGTCAGCCACGGCGCGACCGATCTGCGCAATGCCCCGCGCGTCACGCACCAGATTCAGATGCTTCCGAACGTCGTCAAGCGCATGCAGATCATGGGCGCCTATCGCGAGGTCGCGCTGGGCTCGCCGCCGATGGTGATGCCCGATGCGGTCGATGCGAAGGTCGACGAGATTCAGGGCACGCAGGCGCAGACCACCTTCCGCGAGCAGGATCAGCCGCGCACGATCTTCGAATGCTATTGCGAGATCGACGTGCCGGGATACGAGCACAAGGAGGGCGGTGAGATCACCGGTCTGCCGCTGCCGTTCAAAGTCACGCTCGACAAGGACGCCCGCACGGTTCTGGAGATCCGCCGGAACTGGAAAGAGGGCGATGACCTCAACGAGGCGCGCCGCGTCTTCGTGAAATACCCATTCGTGCCGGGCCTCGGCTTCTATGACATCGGCCTGCTGCACATCCTGGGCAATACTACGATCGCAGTGACGGCCGCATGGCGCGAGATGCTCGACGCAGGCATGTTCGCGAACTTCCCCGGCGGGCTGATCACAAAATCGGCCGGGCGCCAGAACACGAACGAGTTCCGCGTCGGCCCCGGCTCATTCCAGCAGGTCGATACGCAGGGCCTTCCGATCCAGCAGGCCGTGATGGCCATGCCCTACAAGGAAGCCGGTCCGGGCCTCATGGCGCTGACCAAGGACATCAGCGAGACCGGCCAGCGCGTCGGCGGCACGGCCGAGATGCCCGTCGGCGAGGGCAGGGCTGATGCTCCTGTCGGCACCACGATCGCGCTGATCGAACAGGCGACCAAGGTTCTCGACGCGGTCCACAAGCGGCTGCACCAGGCACAGAGCGAAGAATTCGGGCTGCTCAAGGAATTGTTCGAGGAAGACCCGGAATCGTTCTGGCGCTTCAACAAGCGCAAGACGAAGCCCGGCGCGTTCAAGTGGGATGTCGAACGGTTCAAGCATGCGCTTGAAAACAATGATCTTGTGCCAGCCGCCGACCCCAACACCTCGTCGCACATGATGCGCGTGATGAAGGCGGTCGCGGTCAAGCAGCTCCAGGCCGCGAACCCCGAGCTCTACAATGACCGCGAGGTCGATACCCGCATTCTCAAGGTCATCGGGTGGAACAACCCGGAGAGCCTGTTCAAGCCCCCGGCTCCTGCGCAGGAGCCGCCCAAGGATCTGATCGGCGAGGCCTCGATGATCGAGGCGCAGGCCAAGCTCAAGGGCGTCGAGATCGACCAGCAGAAGGTCGCGGTCGAGGCCGTCAAGGCCAAGCAGGCATCCGAGGACAAGGCCGCCGATCGCGCCTCGAAAGAGAAGATCGAGGTGCTGCGTCTCGCCGCCGACGTCTCGCAGAACCCTTCGGCCGAGCCGGTCGTCGAGGAAGTCATCAACGAACAGGGCACAGGGATCGCCGGCATGCAGCCGCGCCCGCAGCGCCCATCCCCGCCCCGCGTGATCTAAGGTCCACGACCATGCACAGCATGAAATCCGAAGCGCGCTCGATGAACAGCGCGAAGCTCAAGCGCATGGGCATAGACGGCAAGACCGAAGGCAAGATGTATGGCGCCGAGGCCATGCCCCCGATGATGGACACGACGAAGCCGACGGGCGGCAAGCCGGGAAAGAAGCGGTTCGCCACGGGCGGCGCGGTGCTAGGCGGCGACGATGACGAGATGGGGGGCGCTTCCGCCCCGCGTCGGCTCGACAAGGCCAAGCGCGGCAAGGGCGGATCGACCGTCAACATCGTGATCGCGCCGCAGGGTGCCGCTGGCGCCGCGCCCCCTCCGCCGATGCCCGGACCGCAGCCGGGCATGGTCGCCCCGCCGTCTCCTCCGCCCCCGCCGCCGGCTGGTGGCGTTCCTCCTGCCGCGCTCGCCGCCCTGATGGGTGGTGGTGGCCCGAAGCCCCCCGGCCTCAAGACAGGCGGCCGCGCTCCGTTCAAGAGCGGCGGAGCGGTCAAACGCGCTACCGGCGGCGTCGCTTCGCTCTCCGAACGCATCGGACAGTCCATGGGGGGCAGCGGCGGCGGGGTCAGCGGGGCCGCACCGACCGGATCAGCCGCGTCCAACGATGCCGTCAGCAAACTGGCGACGGCTGCGGCGGCGGCCGACAAGCCCGAGCAGCGGGACAACCCGGCAGGCGCCGACGCAGCGAGCGCGCCCATGAAGCGCGGCGGCAAGGCATGCCGAGCTACGGGCGGCAAGGTCTATGACGCTGGCGCCGGCACCGGCGAAGGGCGGCTGGAGAAGAAAGCCGCCTACGGCAAGAACGCGCGGCAGGGTGAGGGCAGGTGAGCAGCTACGTCGAGTTCCTGCGCGAGCTTGAGAAGCGCGTGGGCGAGCGGGCGGCCGACCTGACCAGACAGATCGTGAGCGGCGCGGCGGTGCATAGCATCGAGACCTATCGCGAGCGCGTCGGCGAACTGCGCGGCCTCGCCGCCGTCGAGCAGATGATCCGCGACTCCACCGACCATGTGAACGCAAGGACGACGAAGACATGAACGCCCCCATCAACGTGATGAAGATGAAGCACGACGTCGACCCCGGCGCGGCGCTGCGTGAGGCAGTCGGCGATCTGGACGGCATCGAGTTGTTCAACAACCAGGTTCTCGTCGCGATCTACAAGCGCCCCGAGCGCACGGCCGGCGGCATCATCCTGACCGACAATGCCCGCAAGGAGGACGAGTTCCAAGGCAAGGTTGGGCTCGTGCTCGACAAGGGGCCGATGGCCTTCGTCGATGACGCCTCGGTCAAGTTCCAAGGTCAGGACGTCATCGAGGGCGACTGGATCACGTTCCGCGCCTCCGATGGCTGGGCGCTCAACATCAACGGCGTTCCCTGCCGGATGGTCGAGGACAGCCACATCAAGATGCGCGTCGCCTCTCCCGACACCGTCTACTGAATCACGCAACCGGCAGCGAGGAGTTCTCATGCCAACCGAAGAAGACGACAAGGACGTGATCGTCACGCTCGACGATGCGGCCGATGCCAAGACGGCCGAGGAACTCGCCGCCGAAAAGGCGATCGATGACCTCGTCGCCGCCGACAAGGCAGGTAAGCCCGAGCCGAAGCCGGCCGACAAGCCGCTCACCGCCGAGGAGGGCAAGGAAGACCTCGCCGCCCAACTCAAGGCGATGTCGGACACCGCTGCTGCGGAGCGCAAGGCGCGCGAGGCTGCGGAGCGCGAGGCCAGCGAGGCGCGCGAGGCCGCCAAGCGCAGCCAGGGTGATGTCGCGTCGAAGCAGGCGCTCATCGTCGATGGTGCGATCGAGACGATCAATCTGGAGCGGTCGCAGGCCAAGGGCGCCTACAAGGCCGCCATGGAGGCCGGCGACTATGACGCCGCTGCGGAGGCGCAGGACAAGCTGTCCATGACCGCCGCGCGCCTGACGCGCCTGCAGGAGGCCAAGGCCGCGATCGAGGCTAACAAGGGCCGCCAGCCGCCTGCGCATGAAGGCCGCGTCGAGAAGCCGGCGCCGAAGCAGCAGGATGCGTTCGAGGAGGCCGTGTCGAGCCTGTCCCCATCCTCGCAGGCATGGGCGCGGCGCAATCCGGACTGCTTCACCGACAAGAAGCTCTACAGCAAGACCCTGTCGGCACACCACGCCGCGCTGGCCGAAGACATCCAGCCCGATACCCCGGCCTACTTCGAGTTCCTGGAGGAGCGCATCGGCCTGCGCCAGAAGCCCGCAGCGAACGAACCCGCGCCGGCCACGCCGAAGATCCGGCACGGCGCGCCCCCCACGCGCGAGGCAGCGGGCAACGGCTCCCGCTTGGTGGGCAACAAGATCACCCTTAGCGCCGCCGAGCGCGAGGCGGCCCGCATGTCGGGCCTGACCGACCAGGAATACGCCACGCAACTGATCAAGCTGGAGCGCAGCGGCGAACTCTCGCACGCGGCTCGCTGACCCCAACATTCGAAGGACATCAGACATGAGCAACGACGACCTCACAGGGGCCGGCGACGGCGAAACCGTGCCTGCAATGCCCCTGCGCAGCCGCGGCGCGACCGCGCCCGTCCGCACCGCCGCGCGCGCCGAGCCGCGCCCGGAAGGCCAGCGCGAGCAGGTCCGCACCCGTACCCGCCAGCGCCCCGGCACGATCGACAAGTTCCACCTCGACGCGCACCTCATTCCGGATGGCATGTCCTACGAGTGGAAGCGCCAGACCGTCATGGGTGCGCCCGACCCGTCCTATGACCAGGCCATGGCCGAAAACGGCTGGGAGCCGGTCGATTCCTCGCGCCATCCGCAGTTCATGCCCCAGGGCCACAAGGGGCCGATCGTCCGCGACGGCCTCGTGCTCATGGAACGCCCCGTCGAACTGACGCAGGAGGCCCGCGCCGAAGACCGCATGATGGCCCGCGAGCAGGTTCAGGTGAAAGAGCGCCAGCTTTCGAGCACGCCCGACGGCACCTTCACTCGCGACCACGCCACGGCGCGGCCTCGCGTGTCCAAGAGCTACGAACCGATGCCGATCCCCGCGGACTGATCCGCGCCCGTCATCGTCGAACACGTTCCAACCACCGGCGCGCGCTGCTCCGGTTCCATCCCACCTGCGATCTCGGGGACCGAGTGACCGGGTTGAACCCCCTGAAAAGGAGTACCCCGACATGGCGAATACTTCCGCCCCGTTCGGTTTCCAGCAGGTGGCCGGCCTCAGCTCGACCCCGACGTATCAGAACGTCGTGGTGCCGATCGCCTCCACCAACACGACCCCGATCTACCGAAACGACCCGGTCTCGGTCAGCGCCTCGACCGGCTTCCTGGAGCAGGCCACGGCCGGCACCGCCCCGCTCGCCGGCATCTTCGCCGGCTGCAAGTACAGCTCGGTTTCCCGCAATGGGCAGACCGTCTGGTCCAACTACTGGCCCGGCGCCGATGCGGTCGCCGGCTCGGTCGAGGGGTACGTGATCAACGACCCCAACGCGACCTTCCTCTGCCAGGTCAGCGGCGCTTCGCCGGTCACCCAGGCCAATGTCGGCGAGAACCTCAACTTCGCGCTCGGCACCGGCAACACGGCAACGGGCCTCTCCGGCGCATCCGCCGACTTCGGCACCCTCGGCACCACCGCCACGCTGGCGTTCAAGGTCATGGGCACCGTCACCACCCCGCCGGGGCAGAACGGGACCGACGTCTCGACCGCCCTCAACTTCATCATCGTCTCGTTCAACAACGTGTTGACCAAGACGCTGACTGGCACCGCGTAAGGGGAGGCCTGATCCATGTCTGTCAATCTCGCATCCATCCGAGACCTGCTCCTCCCCGGCCTGCGTGGCGTCGAGGGCAAGTACTCCCAGATCCCGTCGCAGTACGACAAGATCTTCGAGAAGACCGAATCCAAGATGGCGCTGGAGCGCACCGCCGAAATGCGGTTCCTCGGCCTCGCCCAGCTCAAGACCGAAGGTGGCCAGACCTCCTTCGACAACAATGCCGGCGAGCGCTTCGTCTACAACCAGGAGCACATGGAAATCGCTCTTGGCTATGCGATCACCCGCAAGGCCATCGACGACAACCTCTACAAGACCCAGTTCAAGCCCTCGAACCTCGGCCTGATGGAAAGCTTCCACCAGACCAAGGAAATCTACGGCGCGAACACGCTCAACACCGCCACGACCTACAATGCGTCGGTCGGCGGTGACGGCAAGGCGCTCTGCGCCACCGACCACCCGATCGATGGATCTACGATCGCCAACCGCCCCACGGTGGACGTCGATCTCAACGAGGCCTCGCTGCTCAACGCGATGGTTGCCATCCGCACGAACTTCAAGGATCAGGCCGGTCTGAAGATCTTCGCCCGCGGTCGCAAGCTCGTCGTTCCGCCGCAGCTCGAACCGGTCGCGATCCGCCTCACCAAGACGGAATTGCGCCCCGGCACCGCCAACAACGACGTCAACGCCATCCTCTCGACGGCGGGCGGCCTGACCGACGGCTACATGGTCAACGACTACCTGACCTCGCAGTTCGCCTGGTTCCTGCTGACCAATATTCCGGGCCTGGCGTACATGGAACGTGTGGCGTTCGAGACCGATATGCAGGTCGAGTTCACGACGGACAACCTGCTCGTCAAGGGTTATGAGAGGTACTCATTCGGGTACTTCAACTACAGGAGCATCTACGGCTCCTTCCCGACGTCGTAAGGGAGGTCTCCATGACCTACACCAACTTCCCGAACGGCCTGACGAGCTTCGGGATCCCGGTCATTCCCGGCATCCCCCTGCCTTTCACCGGAAACTATTACTTCGTCGATCCTGTCAATGGCAGCGACGGCAACGAGGGCGGGGCGGAAGACCCGCTCCGCACGCTCTCCCGCGCGCACACGCTGTGCACCGCCGGGCAGAACGATGTCGTCATCCTGATCGGCAATGGCGCGACGAGCGGGTCCGCCCGTGAGTCCGCCACGCTGGTCTGGTCGAAGGACGCCACCCACCTGATCGGCGTGTCTGCGCCGACGGCGGTGTCGCAGCGCTCTCGCATCGCGACGACGTCGGGGGTGAACTTCACCCCCCTCGTGTCGGTCACGGCGTCGGGCTGCATGTTCCAGAACATCTCCGCGTTCCACGGCTATGACGCCGCGTCCGCGCAGATCTGCTGGAACGATTCCGGCGAGCGCAACTATTACGGCAACGTCTGTTTCCAGGGTATGGGCCATGCTACGGCCGGGGCCCAGGCTGGTGGTCGTTCGCTCGTCATCAGCGGCGTCGGCAAGGGCGAGCATACCTTCGACGGCTGCGTCATCGGTCTGGACACCGTCGCCCGGACCACCACGAACGCATCTCTGGAGTTCACGAGCGGCACTCCCCGCAACGTGTTCCGGAACTGCATCTTCCCAGCCTATGCGACCAATGCGGGCGCGCTGTTCGTGACGGTGGCGGCTGCGGCGGCAATCGACCGCTGGGAAGAGTTCGACCAGTGCGCCTTCATCAACTGCGTGAAGTCGGGCACGGGCACGGCGATGACCGGGGCGTTCAACGTCGCGGCTTCGGCGGGTGGCCTGCTGCTACTGAAGCGCTGCACGATCGTCGGCGCCACCGACATCGAGGCTGCGGCGTCGAACGAGATCTTCATCGACGGCGGTCCTCCGACGTCCACCACCACGGCTCTGGCCATCAACAACGCCTGAGGAGGGCAACTCGATGAAGGGACGCAAGGGCAATTCGCCCAACAAGGGTGTCGTGGCGGCCGATCCACCGGTCACGACCGCCTATTCCGGCGGAGGGTCGAAGGTCGCGGCTGCGGCCATGAAGCGCAAGCGCGGCGGTGCCGTGGTCGCCGAGGCCAAGCCGGAGGGCAAGTTCGCCAAGATGCGGCTCGACCGTCCGGGTCGGAAGACCGGCGGCCGGGTCGGCTGCGATTCCGCACCGCTGTCCAGTGCGGCGCGGATGTCCAAGCCGGGCGGTCTCGACCTCACCGACTGAGCGGCGCCAACTGGCGCGTCACCACCAGGGCGGTCCTTCACGGGGCCGCCCTTCTTCTTTCAGGGGAGCGCGAGATGCGTCCGATCGTCGTCACAGTCGGCCCGCTGGCCGCAGCTTCCGCCAACAACATCGCGCAGAGCCAGACCCCGACATCGGGGACGGCGCTCACGCTCGACGGCACGCTCGTCACCGCAGGCGTCGCCATTCTCGACACGCCGCGCCGCGTGCTGCTGACCTTCGGAAACGAAGCCAGCGCGCGGACCATGGTGGTCACCGGCACCGGGCGAACCGGACAGGTCCAGAGCGAGACGCTTGCCGTGCCATCAGGCGGCGCCAGCACGGTCGCAACGGTGCTCGACTACAAGACGGTCACGAGCCTGATGCCAGCCGGCGGCGGCTACACCGCAGCGGTCACGGTCGGAACCAACGGCGTCGCGGCGTCCGATTGGGTGTTCCTCGACTCGTGGCCGATCCCGGCGACCTCGATCCAATGCACGGTGTCCGGCACGGTCAACTACACCGTCCAGACCACCCTCGACGATCCCAACAGCCCGACGAACCCCGTTGCCCTCACGGCGATGACATGGGTGTCTTCGTCTGACACCGCCGTCGTCGGAGCCACGGCCACGGAGCAGAGCAACCTCGCCTTCATCCCGGCCTATGCCCGTGTCCTGCTCAACTCCGGCACCGGGTCTGTCACCGCGACCTTCATCCAGTCCGGCAACGTGAACGCCTGAGCGAGGAACCGATCATGGGGCTTTCGTTCACGTCCGGGATTTCGATCGCAGGGACATCCGCCGCAGCGCTGCCGGTTTCGCAGGTCGTTGCATCATCGGCCACCCCGGTTCGCGTCGCCGGGAATGCTGGCGCTGAGCAGACGGTCGCCTCGTTCACGCTGCCGGCGAACACAATCACGCCGAGTAGCGTCTTGACGCTCAAGGGGCTGGTAAACCTGCCGATCGCCAATCTCGGCGGGACGATCTTTCGCTTCAAGATCGGCGGCGTGACGATTGCGACCGCGACCTTTGTTGCCAATGTCGGCGCGCTTCAGTTCATCTATCCGATGTATATCGGGCCTGCCGGAAACACGATCGATAGCCTTTCCGGCGGCATCAACGCGCAGACGGTCAACACCGACGCAACTGCTGGCGTGGCATGGACCACGCTTGCGGCGCGGGGCACGTTCGGGCCGTTCCCCTACGCCGCTCAGGCCACAATCAAATCGACGATCACCACTGTCGATTTTAGCGTCGACAATACTATTGTCATGACAATGACGCCCACGACCGGAAGTATCAACGAGCTGACGTCGTGGTCTCTGGTCAATGATCGGACTGGGACGTCTCCGGAGAGTTATGCTTCGTCGCTCGCCGTCCCAGGATGGGGCGACAGCCTCACGGCCGGCACCGGGTCAGGCAACAGTGCTGGCATCATCTTTTCGACGAACGGCACCACGGACGGATCAACCGCCGTCGTCACCTCGATCACCACGACCAGCGTCCAGCCGAATATGCTTGTCACTGGCACGGGCATTCCGGCCGGCACAGTCGTCGTCAGTAAGACCGGATCGACCGTCACGCTGAACAAGAACACGACGACGGGTGCCACTTCATCGCTGACATTCACGGCTGGCGCGTGGCCGGCGCAGGTCGGTTTCCAGTCTCCGGGGCGACCTTATTTCAACGGCGGCGTCGGCGGTGACACGGCTGCGCAGATCCAAGCCAGGTTCCTGCGCGACACGGTGCGCGGCAAGCTCTGGAGCCCCGTCATCTGGGCCGGGCGGAACAATGTCGGGACCGCGACCTTCCAGACCGATGTGGTCACGGCGGTCGGGGCCATGGTCGCGAATTTGGCCCCCGGCACCGTGCCAATCGTCTGTTCGGTCACGACTTCGCGTCAGGAGACGACTGGAACCAGCAACAACACGGCCGTTCTGGCTACGAATGCGGCTCTGTCCAGCATCTATGGGACCGGATACCTCGACCTATTCAGCCTGATCTGCACAAACAACGGCGCGCCGGCCGACGAGTTCCTCGCCTACACCGCAGGCGCAATCCCGGCGAACGAAGTCCACCTCAACGACTATGGCTACAGCCTGGTCGCGGCGGCGGTGCTCGCCAAGCGCATCGCGCTCGGCATCTGAACGGACCAGCACCTTGGCAACTTCCGGAACCACATCCTTCGCGCCGGGTATGGGCGAGATCGTGTTGTACGCCTTCGGCCTTGCCGGGGTGCGCCGCACGGCCATCCTGCAGGAGCACATGGCCGACGCCCGCATGGCGGCCAACCTGATGCAGGCGCATTGGGCGAACAAGGGACCGAACCTCTGGACGGTCGATCTCATCACCGAAACGCTGGTGGCGGGGCAGGCGACCTATCCGGTGGATGGTTCGACCATCATGATTCTCGACGCCTATATCCGCACAGCGAACGGTAGCGGCGATCCGATCGACCGTCCGATAACGCCGATCAGCCGCACGGATTACGCCTCCTTCCCGAACAAGCTCTCCGAGGGCTACCCGACTGTCTACTGGTTCGACCGGCTGATCTCTCCGACGATCACGCTCTGGCAGGTTCCCAATGACGGGCAGGCCTACGAGTTGCGCTATTATCGCTTCCGCCAGATTCAGGATGCCGGCTACGCCTCGGGGATGAATGTCGAAATCCCGACGAGATGGTTCCCGGCCTTCGCTGTCGGTTTGGCGGAGTGGCTGGCCGTCACCTATGCGCCAGACCGGGCTGATGCCCTGTCGAAGCGTGCCGACGCGCTCTATGACGCCGCCGCGACGCAGGATGTTGAAAACGCCCCGACCTATATCACCCCTGGCTTGGGCGGGTACTACCGATGAGCGCTTGGCGTCCGCACGGGAGGGCCCGCGTCAGCGCGCGCAGCCCCTCGGCCTTCGGCGTCTGCGACTATTGCGGGCTGTTGTACAACCTCAAAGACCTGCAGTGGCAGCGTCAGTGGGCCGGTACGCAGCTGATCAACCTCGGCTCGTTGGTCTGTGACATCTGCTTGGACGTGCCGCAGCAACAGCTCCGCAGCCTGAGCCTGCCGCCCGATCCGGTGCCGATCTACAACGCCCGCCCCGAATATTACGCGATCGACGACAGCAACTGGCTCGTCACGCAGGCCGGCGCGATCCTCACCACGCAGAGCGGACTTCGCCTGATCACGCAAGCTGTGAATCCGGACTCCTGACATGGCCGATACCCTCTTCACGCAGCTCCCGGTGGCGACCGCGCTCACCGGCAGCGAAGTCGTGCCTGTCGACCAGCCGAACGCGAGCCCGCCGGGCACCTTCACGACCAAGCGGACGACGACAGGGGAGATCGCGCGCAGCCTGTCGCCTGCGAACGCAGTCGGTGTCATCCTGGTTACCGACACCACCCGCACCATCACGGTTCTGGAGCGGGCATCGCTGCTGTCCTTTGCCAATGCATCGCCGATGGCGGCGACCTTGCCGGTGGCCGGCGTCGGCTCATCCTTTGCGAACCCGTCCTGGTTCTGCCAGATCGAGAACCGCGGCACCGCTGCGCTGACGATCACGCCCGGCGGCACCGCGACGATCGACGGCGCCTCGACGCTCGTCTTGACGCAAAATCAGGGCGTCGTTCTCGCGGTCGGACCCGACAGCAACTGGTACACGCAGCGCGGGGCTGGTCTGACGGCCCTGACCGCAGTGACCAGTGTTGGTCTCGCCGCCCCGTCCATCTTCACCGTCACTGGCTCGCCTGTGACGACGACGGGCACGCTGACGTTCTCGCTCAACACGCAGGCTGCAAACCTCGTCTGGGCCGGCCCTGCGGCGGGCGCCGATGCCGCGCCGAGCTTCCGCGCGCTGGTGACGGATGATCTGCCGAACTATGGCACGGCGGCGACCTATGGGAGCGCCACGGCCGTTCCGGTCATCACGACCGACGCCAAGGGGCGCGTCACGGCAACCATGGCGGCGATCACGCCGGCCTCGATCACCACCGTCGCGGCATCCTCCTTGGTCGGCAACGCCACGGGCGCGCCTGCCGCCGCGACCTCCATCTCGATCGGCGCGACCCTCGCGTTCTCGGGCTCGGCGCTTCAGACCACCGCTGGCACCGGCGATGTGACATGGGCGGCGAACAGCTACGTCACGACGATCGCGCTCAACGCGGTCACCTATGCGAAGTTCCAGCAGGTCGCGGCGCTCTCGGTCGTAGGCAATAGCACGAACGCGCTTGCCGATGCCGCAGCCATCACGGCCGCCAGCGACGGGCAAGTGCTCCGGCGATCGGGCACGGCGCTCGCATTCGGCGCGCTCGATCTCGCCTCCGCCAACGCCATCACCGGGACGCTGCCGGCCGCTAATGGCGGCACTGGCCTTGCGGCCTATGCCGTCGGTGATCTGGTCTATGCCTCTGGAACGACGACGCTCGCCACGCTGGCAGATGTTGCGACCGGCAATGCCCTGATCTCGGGAGGCGTCGGCGTCGCGCCGGCATGGGGCAAGATCGGGCTCGCCACGCATGTCAGCGGCACGCTCCCCGTCGCAAATGGCGGCACCGGAATCGCAACCGCGACCGCTTATGCCGTGATCTGCGCCGGCACGACCGCGACCGGGCCTTGGCAGGCTCTCGCCAGCCTCGGATCATCCGGCGATGTTCTGACATCGAACGGTGCAGGGGCTCTCCCAACATGGCAGGCGCCTGCTGTCGCACCCAACTCGGCCTATGCCGAGTACACCACGAATGCTGATATCACGACCGCCATCCCGATCGACGACACCATACCGCAGGTCGGAGAGGGCACGCAGATTCTATCCATCGTGCTGTCTCCATCGAGCGTGACGAGCAAGGTCCGGATCCGATTCCGCGGGTCAGCTTCGACCAGTTTGGCGGTTAATAATTGGGTTGCGGCCCTATTCGTCAATGGAGCTACGGACGCAGTCCGATCCGACTATGTGACGATCGATACAACCAATTATGAGAGACCGGTGATGTTCGAATTCGAACATACCCCAGGTTCAACCAGCGCTCAGACCTACACCGTTCGCGTCGGGCCTCAAAGCAACACATTACGCCTCAACGGCAATCCCACCAGCCGCCTGTTCGGAGGGACGATGGCTGCCACGATCGTTGGCGAGGAGATCAGGGCATGACTTACACCATCCTTTCGGCGTCCTATGCGAATGCTGAGCACTCTGCCGCCGTCATCATAACGCAGGAAGCTGCTGCGGTGCTGATTTCGGAACACGATACCCCAGACCTATGGACGGAGATGCTGGCATGGGGCGCTCCCGTCGCCTATGTGCCGCCTCCGCCGCCTCCGCCGTGCTCGCCAGTTGAAAAGCTCTCCGACTTTCTGCGAGCAAATCCTGATGTCAAGGCGCTCATCGCATGAGCTACACCTATGACAGCTTCCGCGCCGCGCTTGTCGTCGAGATGGTCACGGACGCAGGCGACGTGAATTTCGTCGCGATCCTGCCGACGATCATCGATTATGCCGAGCAGCGCATCTATCGCGAGCTCGACCTGCTCTCGACCGTGCACCGCGACGGCACCGGCTCGCTGACCCCGTCCGATCGGAATTTCACCTTCCCCCAGCACTTCGTCACGTCTCAGCAGATCAACGTCATCACGCCCGCTGCGACTGCGCCGGAATCGGGCACGCGTAACCCGCTGACCCCGGTGACGAAGGAATTCCTCGATAACGTCTGGCCTTCGGCTTCCGGGGCCGGCATCCCGACCTACTTCGCCATGGATACCGACCAGACGATCATCGTCGGGCCGTGGCCGGCTGCGGCCTATCGTGTCGAGGTCATCGGCACGGTGCGGCCGGTTCCTCTCAGCGAGGCCAACCCGACGACGTTCCTGTCGCTCTATCTGCCGGATTTGTTCCTCGCCGCCGCGATGGTCGCGGCATCTGGCTACATGCGCAATTTCGGCTCGCAGGCGGACGATCCGAAGATGGCCGTCTCCTGGGAAAGCCAATATCAGGCGCTCAAGGCCTCTGCTGACGTCGAAAACATGCGGGCGAAGTATGCCGGGCCGTCTTGGGCGCCGATGTCCCCGAAGCCGCTCGCCACGCCGCCGCAGGGTTGACCGCGACCGATGCCCCATGCACCGATCAAGCTGCTCCCCGGCGTCAACGCCGACCTGACGCCGTCGCTGAACGAAGCCGGCATCTCGTCGAGCGACATGATCCGGTTCCGCGATGGGCTGACTGAAAAGCTGGGCGGCTGGGCCAAGTATTTTCCGGCTCCGAGCCCGTCGCCGATCCGCGACCTGCATGCATGGCTCGATCTGAACGGCGGGGCCTATCTTGGGGTCGGGGCCGAACTGGCGCTGACCGTCATCACCAACGGCCAACAGTCCGACATCACGCCGCAGGTCAACGTCAGTAACATCGCGCCCAACTTCGACACCACCTCGGGCAGCGCCATTGTGCAGGTCAACGACACCGGCTCGCTCACCACGATCTATGACACTGTGTTCTTCGCGACGCAGGTTTCGGTCGGCGGGGTGGTTCTGCAAGGTGCCTATGCCGTCACGACGACGATCGGCGCGAACGCCTTTAATGTGACGGCCGAAGCCGATGCCACCGCGACCGTGGCGGCTGGAGGCGTCGTTCCGATTTTCGACACCACGATCGACCAGTTCACCGTAGATGTGACGCTACCGGATCACGGCTACTCGATCGGCGATACCGCGCCGTTCCTCGTCTCGACCACGGTCGGGGGGATCACGATCTTCGGGCTCTACACGGTCTCCGCCGTGGCGAGTTCCAGCGTCTTCACGATCAACACGCCCCTGCAGGCAGCGTCTACCGCCACCCTGGCGATGAATGGCGGCGACGCCAGAATCCTCTATTACATCGCGGTCGGGCCGCCGCCGCCCGGCGTCGGCTACGGCATCCTTGGCTATGGCATCGGCGGCTATGGCACCGGAACGCCGCCGCCCGCCAACACCGGGACACCGATCACCGCAACCGACTGGAGCATGGACAACTGGGGCCAGGTGCTGCTCGCCTGCCCATCGGGAGGCCCAATCTATCAATGGGCGCCGGATGCCGGATTCCGCACTGCGACCATGGTCACGGACGCGCCGACGGCCAATGGCGGCATCTTCGTCGCGATGCCCCAGCAGATCCTCGTCGCATGGGCTTCGTCCACACTGGACGTGCTCGACCCACTGCTCATCCGCTGGTCGAGCGTCGGCGACTATTCGAGCTGGACGGTGTCGGCGGTCACGCAGGCCGGCTCCTACCGCATCCCGCGCGGCAGCAAGATCATGGGCGGCATGCAGGGCGCCCAGCAGTGCCTGATCTGGACCGACCTCGCGCTCTGGGCGATGCAGTATCAGGGGCCACCCTTCATCTTCGGGTTCAATGAGATCGCCTCGGGCTGCGGGCTGATCGGTCCGCAGGCTGCTGTAAACATCGGGCCGGCGACCTATTGGATGTCGCAGAAGCAGTTCTTCGTCCTGCAGAGCGGCGTGGCGCCGGTGGCGTGCCCTGTCTGGGATGCGGTGTTCCAGAACCTCGACACGGCCAACGCGACGAAAATCCGCGCCGCGGCCAACAGCCAGTTCAATGAGGTCGCCTGGTATTACCCCTCCCTCGACGGGGGCGGCGAGATCGATTCCTACGTCAAGTTCAACACCGTCCTGAAGGTCTGGGATTACGGCACGATCGGGCGCACCGCATGGATCGACCAGTCCGTGTTGGGCTCGCCCATCGGGGCATCGCCGGAAGGCTACATCTACCAGCATGAGGTCTCGACCGATGCCGATGGCGCGCCGCTGCTGCCGATCATGCAGAGCGGCTATTTCGCGCTCGCTGAGGGCGAGGAACTGCCGTTCGTCGATTGGGTGATCCCGGATTTCAAGTTCGGGTACTTCGACGGCGCGCAGACCGCGACGGTGCAGATCAGCTTCTATGTGGTCGATTATCCGGGCCAGACGCCGCGGGTATTTGGGCCTTATCAGGTTACGCAGGCGACACCGTACATCAACACGCGGTTCCGGGGCCGGCTGGTCTCTGTCCGCATATCCAGTGCCGATCTCGGCTCGTTCTGGCGCATCGGCAACATCCGGTTCCGTGTAGCAGCCGATGGGCGGAGGTAGTCGATGGACCCGTTGCAGACGATACAGACCACGCTTCTTGCACTGGTGACGGCAGTCAACAACCTCAATTCGACGGTGCTGGCGGTCTTCCCGCAGGGAACAGGGACGACGACGAGCGCTACGGCCGGCGGTGCGAGCGCGCTGCCGGCAACCCCAGCCGGCTATCTGACCATCACGCTGGCGGACGGCACGCCCGCGAAGATAGCCTACTACGCACCCTGATCGGACGACCATGCCCCCCGACATGATGAACGCAGCGCTGGCCACTGCCGGTGAGGTCGCACCGCGCGACGAGATGCCGGCGCAGGACAGCGCCGAGCAGGTCATGACCGGCGGCCTGCTCTCATCCGTGCCGGGGCGCACCGATCTGCTGGAGATCAGCGTGCCGTCCGGCGCCTATGTGCTCCCGGCCGATATCGTCTCAGCGCTGGGGGAAGGCAACACGCTCGCCGGCACGCAGATCCTCGAGGAGATGTTCCCGCCGGTCTCTCCGGGCGAAGGGGAGATTGCCGCGCCGGTGCCGATCATCGCGGCCGGCGGCGAATACATCATCACGCCGAACCAGGTCGCAGCCCTAGCCGACGGCGACATCGACCACGGCCACGATCTTCTGGACGGCTTCGTCAAGGACATCCGCGCCGACCTCGTCAAGACCCTGAAAGCACTGCCGGGACCAGCACGATGACCAGCACGATCGCCGAGAGCCCCGTCCGCACGGCCACGGCCGCCGACGAGGAAGCCATCATGACGCTTTGCCGGCTCCTGCATGAGGAGAACGGCGCCTTCTCGATGAGCGACGAGAAAGTCCGCAATGAACTGCGGCGTGCGTTCGACCGACAGGGCGGTTTGATCGGCGTCATCGACGGCCCGGATGGGCTGGAAGGCATCATCCTGCTGACCATCGACCAGCTCTGGTATTCCGACGATTGGATGCTTCAGGAGCTGTTCAACTTCGTGCACCCCGACCATCGCCGTTCGACGCATGCCAAGCGGCTGATCGAATATGCGAAGGACTGCGCCACGCACCTGAAAATCCCGCTGTTGATCGGCGTTCTGTCGAACACGCGGACGGAGGCGAAGGTCCGGCTCTATGAGCGGATGCTGCCCAAGGGGGGCGCCTATTTCATCTTCAACGGCCCGGTCGGCTCCGAGAAGGCACACTGATATGTCCGGCGGCAAGACCAAAAAGCAGACGTCGACCTCGACGATCGGCCCTCCGGCTTACATCCAGGAAGCCTATCAGAGCCTGATCCCGCAGGCCCAGGCGACGGCATCCCAGCCCTTTCAGGCATATACCGGCGAGACCGTCGCCGGGCTAACGCCGGAGCAGGAAGCCGGCATCGCAGGCGTCACCGCCGCGCAGGGAGTGGCGCAGCCGTCATTCGGGCAGGCGAACGACCTCTGGGGCCAGAGCGCGCAGTCCATCACGCCGGATCAGTATTCCGCCGAGGCGCTTCAGCAATACCTCAACCCGTTCCAGCAGCAGGTCACCGATGCCACGCTGGCGAACACAGCCGAGAATGATCGCCGCCAGCAGCAGGATCTGACCGGCAAAGCCATCATGTCCGGCGCCTGGGGCGGTGACCGCGCCGGTGTCGCCAAAGCGGAACTCGCGCGCCAGCAGAAGCTCGGCGCCGACACGACGCTCGCCAACCTCAACATGCAGAACTTCAACCAGGCTCTGCAGACCTTCCAGCAGCAGCAGGGCGTGAATCTCGGCGCTGCGCAGAACGACGCCCAGCGTGCGGCGCAGGCGGCGGCGGGCTACACCAATCTCGGCACGACGCAGCAGGATTCCGCGCTCAAGGATGCCATGGCGCAGATTCAGGCCGGCGGTGTCCGCCAGCAGACGCAGCAGGCCGGGCTCACCTCCGATTACGACCAGTTCCTGCAAGAGCAGGCCTATCCGTTCATGTCGCAAGGGTGGCTGGCGAACCTGCTTACGGGTGTCGGCTCGTCGGCGGGGTCGACATCGTCGGGTATGACGAAGGGCAGCGGGGACAGCGGCGTCGGCAGCATCGTCGGTGGCGCCCTGTCGCTGGGCGCGTCACTGTTCTCCGATGAACGCGTGAAAGAGGATGTCGAACAGGTCGGCGAGACCTTCGACGGACAGCCGATCTACCGCTATCGCTACAAGGGCGAACCGGCCACGCAGATCGGCCTTATTGCGCAGGATGTCGAGCAGACGCATCCCGAGGCTGTGGGCGACATCGGCGGCATCAAGATGGTCGATTATGCCATCGCGACGGATGATGCCGCGCGGGGTGTCGCCGGCATGGATCGGGGCTTTTCCGATGGCGGCGTCGTGCCGTACTCCGGCCGCGTCAAGAGCCGCATCCCCGACATGCAGCCGATCAAGGGGCGCACCGGACTGATGGCCGCCCCCCCGGCGCCGGGGCTGCCTTCGGATAGCCAGGGCAGCGGCAACGACATGTCAAAGATGGGCAAGCAGTTGGGCGGCCTTCTCAGCAAGGGCAAGGACTTCTTCGGCGGCTCGGGGACGTTTGACGCCAACACGCCCCGGTTCGATTTCCAGAGCGGCTTGCAACTGTTCGGTCCCGGCTTCGCCAGCGGTGGCGTCGTCGATATGGAGCAGGACAGCTCCGGCATGTTCCGGCCGGCCTATGAGTTCGGCGGCGTCGCGCCACTCAGCGACGAATACGACCTGTTCGGTGCTGATCCGATCGGCGGCCAGGACCCGATCATGTTCATGCCGCCGAAGTTCAAGTCATCGCGCTTCGACATGGTCAATCCGGCTGCGGCGCCGGATGTGCGACCCGCCATGCCTGAGATGACGGCCGACCCAGGCCCCGGCGGACCCGGCAATTTCAGCCCGAACGACATCGACGCGATGGTTCGCACGGTCTATGGCGAGGCCGCGCGCGAGAGCCCCGAGGGGCAGCGCGCCGTCGCGGAGGTCATCCGCAACCGCGCCTTGCAGGGCGACATGACCCCTACTGACGTTGTGCTGGCGAAGGGGCAGTTCGAGCCGTGGATGACCCGCAGCCGCGAGCTTCAGGGCCTCGACCCGAACTCGCCGCAGTACAAGGCGATCCTTGAAAACATCCAGCCGACGATCGAAGGCCGCGTGCCCGATGTAACGGACCAGGCGGACCACTTCTATGCGCCGCGAGCGCAGGCAGCGCTGGGGCGCCCGGCGCCGCGCTGGGATGAAGGCGATGGCGTTGACGTCGGAAACCATCGCTTTTTCGACAAGGGGTATGGCGGCCACGAGCCGTCATCGGGCATCGCGGTGGCGCGCAGCCCGGCCAGCGGTGTGCGGGCGACTGCCTATGCCGACGAGGGCAATGGCGTCGCCGGCCGCACCACGGCATTCGACGGGCTCAAGAAAGACATCCCGAACGCGGAGTGGAGCAACAGCGGCGAGGCCAAGACCGATACTGAAAAAGGATTTGGTCTCGGATACTTGCCGAAGGATGTTCAGATGGCGCTTATCGCCGCTGGCCTTGGCATGATGGCAGGAAAAGGCTCGGCCGGACAGCAGATCGGTCAGGGCGGCTTGGCCGGCATTCAGACCTACATGGCGGCGCAGGCAGCCAAGAAGAAGGGCGCCGAAGACGAGCGCGACCGTGGCCGCAAGACGCTCGTCGAGGACCGCGACTTCGGTCTCCGCGAAAAGTCTCTCGCCGAACAGGCTGCGCAGCGCATGCAGACCCGAAAAGACGCCGAGCAGCGGATGGACTATGAGCGCCGCCGCGTCGAGTTGGCAGAGAAAAACGCAGCGGCAGCAGCCGAATCCGGGAAATATCAGAGCATTCCGGGGCAGGGCCAGGATGCCGATGGCAACATTGTGCCGGGCACCTATACCTTCAACCAGAAGGACGGTAAGCGGAAATTCGAGCCCGGCGTCGTCACTGGCGCGCAGAAGCCGAGCGAGGAAGACAAACTGACGCGTAAGGCCGAGTTCGACAAACTCAAGGAACTGGACGCGGCGGCCGAAGCTGCGCGCGGCATAAAGGGCGGCGTCGCGACGCTGCGCGACATGCGCAAGGGCGTTTCCTACGAGGGCCTTCCGGGCGCTGGTCTGATGTCGACGGCCGCGGGGATATTCGGCCACGGCGGAGGCCAGGCGCTGGAAGCTGCGGCGACACAGTTCAAGCTCGAACTATCCGGCAAGCTCAAGGGCGCGATATCCGACAAGGAGCAGTCGATGCTCAATTCGGCAACTCCGGGCCTCGGCATGTCCGACGATGCGGCAGAGCGGACGCTGTCGGTCTATGAGGGCGCGGCCGAGCGCGCGGTCGAGCGCGGCAAATTCTATCAGACGTGGCGGGCCCGCAACAAATCGCTGGCGGGGGCTGATGACGCATGGGATCGCTATGTCGAGCAGAATCCCGTCGTGCAGACGGACAAGGATGGCGGCCTGACGCTCAACCGCAAGAACCTCGGCAACTGGCAGCGGTATATCCCGACCGTGGGCAAGGATGGCAAGCCGACCGCCCCGCCGCCGCAGGATGGGCCCGGACAGGGCGGCGAGGGCAAGCCGGCGCCCGACGACCGCGCCATCAACTACCTCCGCTCCAATCCGGAGCAGCGCGCCTTCTTCGATCAGAAGTACGGCGCAGGGTCCGCAGCGAAAGTCCTGGGGCAGTAAATGGCGAACCCCTTCGACCAGTTCGACGCGCCGGCACAGGGCGCGCGCGAGCCCTTTGGCGGGGCTGGACCGCTGGAGGTCACCGTTGCGCCGAACCGCAAACCTGCGCCGGAGGCGAACCCGTTCGACCAGTTTGATGCCCCTGTTGCAGCCGCGCCCGCGCCATCCGGCAAGCCGGGCGTGATCGAGGATGTCGCGAAGACCGTGCCATCGGCGCTCGCGCGCGGCGTCGCGGGCGTCGCGGGCATCCCCGGGCTCGTCAGCGGCGGCGCAGACTGGCTGTTCAGCAAGGTGACCGGAACGAGCCCGGAAGAGCTTGAATCGGCCCGGGAAGCGCAGCGCGCCGGTTCGCGAGAACGCCTCGGCTTCGCTCTGCCGAGCGCAGGCGATGTGCTGACGCCTGAGAAGGTCACCGGCGCAATCGAGGGCGTCACCGGCCCGCTCTACAAGCCGCAGACGAACACAGGGCGTTATGTCGGCGCCGTCGCGGAAATGGCGCCGGGCGCACTCATGGGCGGCGGCACAGCATGGGAGCGCGCTCTGTCTACCATCGGCGCCGGTATCGGCTCGGAAGGCGGCGGCGACCTGTTCAAGGGAACGTGGTTCGAACCCTATGCCAAGATCGTCGGCGGCATCGTGGGTGGTGTGACGGGTGCCGTGGCGCCCACGACGGTCGAGCGTGGCTTTGCCGGCATCAAGGACACGGCGAAGACCGCGACGGCGCCGATGCGCGCGCAGGGCCAGCGCGAACTTGCCGGAAAGGAACTGATCAACCGCGCCGAGAACCCGACCGCGTTCCGCGCTGCGTTGGAAGACCCAGCCACGATGTATCCGGGCGCCAAACCCGGCGAGATGGTTCCGGGGTCAGCCCCAACGACATTCCAGCGCACTGGCGACATGGGCATCGGTTCGCTCGAGCGCGAGGTGGCGACCGCGAACCCCGCCGACTTCATGACGCGCCGGGCGGAGCAGAACGCGGCGCGCGTCGGCGCGCTTGATGCCGTCCAGCCGACCGGATCGGCAGCCGACGTGTCGAACCTCCTGCGCCAGCAGGTCCAGCACATCGACGACCAGTCTCAGGCGATCGTCGATCGCATCACAGCGCAGGCGCGTCAGGCCGCTGATGGCATCCCCACCGTGGGGGCGGACGATGTCGGCGAATCCATGCGCTCGGCGCTGGCGGCGCGCAACGCTGCTTTGAAGGCGCAGGAGCGCTCGCTGTGGAACGCTGTTGACCCCGATGGGACGATGACGCTCAACGTCGCCCCGCTTCGCACCACCGCGCAGACGATCGAGGCGCGCATGACGCCCTCCGCGCAGCCCATCGTGGGCGAGGAACGGCGCATCCTCGATTCCATCCGCTCCTATGGCGATGATCTGCGGTTCAATGAACTGGTGGACATGCGGAAGGCGATCAACGCCGCGATGTCCGCCGAACGCCGCGCCGTTGGCGAAAGCCCGTCGCTCGGCCGCCTCACGCAATTGCGCGGCGCGCTCGAAAATACTATTGATACGGCGGTGCAGCGGCGCGTCGCCCAAGAGGCGGATGCAGTCGCGACCGGCGCAATGCGCGCCGAGGACACCATCACGGAGAACCTTCGCCGGTGGCAGAATGAGTGGCGCAACAGCCGAGCCGCGACGGCCGGGCCAGGTGGTAGCGCGGGCTCTCATGGAAATGAGGGAAGCGGAGCGCCTGCCGTTTCTGGCATGGATCGAGCAGAAGGCGCGGCAGGAATCGGACCTAGCGGCGCTGCGCGAGATCAAGGCCTACCGGGCCAGCCTGTCGGAACTCCCCTCGACGAAGCCGCTGCCGAACGACTGAGGGCCGCCAGCGCTGCCACGCGCGAGCGCAAGGGCACGTTCAACCAGGGGCCGGTCGGCGAGACGCTGAAGACCACGGGCATGGCGGGCGATTTCCGCTCGCTCGACAGCGCGGTGCCGGGCAAGTTCTTCCGGCCGGGCGCAGAAGGCGGCGAGCGCGTCGGGCTCTATCGTCAGGCTGTCGGCGATACGGCGCGGGCCGATGCCGATCTCGCGCTCGCCGCTGCGGCATCGCTGCGCCAGTCCCGCGTCGTGCGCCCGGATGGCACGGTCGATCCTGCCCGCTTCACAGCATGGCAGCAGCAGCATGGGCCGGCGCTTGATGCCGTGCCCGGCCTCCGCGATCAGTTCTCCAACGCCGCGCGCGCCAGCGAAGCCATGGCGACCGCCGCCACGATGCGTCGTGATGCCTTGGACGCTGCCCAGACCGGCATCGTCGGCAAGCTGATCGGCGTCACCGATCCGCAGGACGTCGCGAAGGCGATCGGCGGCATCTTCGGCAAGCAGAATGGCGTGCAGGAGATGCGTAACCTCGTCCTGCGCGCCCGCGCCACGCCGGAGGGCATGGCTGGCCTGCGCCGGTCTGTCGCCGAGCACATCAACTCCAAGCTGATGACGAACGCCGAGGCCGCGACCTCTGGCACGAACCTGATCAGCGCCAACGCCTTCCAGAACTTCGTCAAGCAGAACCGCGACACCCTGCGCCAGGTCTTCACCGCGCAGGAGGTCGAGATGATGGACCGGATCGCGCAGGACATCACCCGGGCGAACCGTTCGGTCACTGCGATCAAGCTGCCGGGCGGGTCGAACACGGCGCAGGATCTGATGGCGCAGGCGGCAAAGGGCGGGGAATCGCTGCTGTCGCGCATTCTGCGGTTGAAGCAGGCCGAAAGCACGGGCGCCGGCGCGGCGGCGGGCTGGCTTGTCGGCGGGCTGCCCGGGGCGGTTGCCGGCGGCGCGGCCGGGTGGGTGAACTCCGCTCGTCAGGCCGGCATGCAGAAGGTGCAGGACATCGTCAAGGAAGCGCTACTCGACCCGGCGCTCGCTCGCACGCTGCTGAAAGAGGCCCCGGTCAAGATGGATCGCGGCCCGTGGCTGGAGCTCGGCCGCCAACTCGGCCGGCTGGGCGTCTTCGGCGTCGAGGGCGCGGCGTCCGATCGGCAGGAGCGCAAGGCCGGCGGCCGCGTCAACCCGACGGATGCGCAGAAGGAAGCCGGCAACTACCGGATGGATCACACCACCTTCCAGGGCTTGCCGATCTCGATCGAGACCAAGCGCGGGCAGGTGCGGCGCGGCGTCGGCGCCAACGGCAAGGAATGGTCCGTGAAGCTCCCGGCTGACTATGGTTACCTGAAGCGTACTGAGGGCGCGGACGGTGACCACGTCGATTGCTATCTCGGCCCGATCAAGGACGCCAAGCTCGCCTTCGTCGTCGATCAGGTCGACCCGAAGACCCGCGCCTTCGATGAGCACAAGATCCTTCTCGGCTTCCGCTCGCGCGGCCATGCCGAACAGACCTACCGCGCCGGTTTCTCAGACGGAAAGGGTGGCAAGCGCATCGGTGCGCTCACCGCCTTGGACGTGCCGACGCTCAAGGCGTGGCTGGACTCGGGCAAGACGAAGAAGCCGGTCGGCAAGATCGGCTGACGTCTACTCGACCCGGAACGTGATGCTGACGGCATCGGCTCGCTCGATCACGATCGTCTTGCCGGCAACAGGGATGCGCGGGTTCGACCGCCAATTGACCTCGATCGGGATCGTCGGTTGCTGCGCCGATGTCGTGGTCGAGCCAGCGGCGGGGATATAGGCCATCCCCGTCGTTGTGCTGCTGGCATTGAACGACCGGGTGCCGATGTAGCCGCTGGCACTGCTGGTGCTCTGCGTCGGCATGAGGGTTGGGGTGCTGTTCATCGTGGTGGCCGTTGAGGCGACTGTCGCGCCGCTGCGCAGCAGCACGGCATTGCTCCCGCGCAGGCCGCCATACTGGACCGTCGCGAAGCCGGTCGGGCGCGTGCGACCGAACAGATCAGCGTTGCCGAAGGCGTTCGGCATGCTCTCGCGGCTTTCCGCGCGCAGCATGACGTCTCCGATCCCGACCGTCTGCGTCTGACCCATTGGCGACGACACCGAAGTCTGCTGGGACACCGGCGAACAGGCTGCGAGCGTAGCGGCGAGAAAGAGTGCAGTTCGAGCGATCATCGTTCACCTCCGGGACGGACCGTAATCGCAGCCATCATCAACAGCAAGGCGCCCGGCAACGGCCGGAGCCACCACACAGGGTCGCTTCGGCGGCCTTTTTTATTGGGGAACGCTCCGAAATGGTAAGTACATTCACGCCCTCGCGAAATTACGAATTGCCCGGAACCGGTGATTTCGTGGATTCCTGGGGGCCGGTGGTCAACAATAACTTCACGACCATTGACCTCAACATCTCCGGCACGCAGGCCCTGTCGGTCTCGTCATCGAATGTCACCCTGACGGCCAGCCAGGCGCGAAACATGATCTTCGCGGTGACGGGCACGCTGACTGCCGCTGTGACGATCTTTTATCCCTCGGTCGGCGGGTTCTTCATCGTGTCGAACCTGACGACCGGAAACTTCACGCTGGGCATTGGCGATGCCACCACCGGCACAGGCGTCATCGTTCCGCAAGGCGCCCGCGCGATTCTCTACAGCAACGGATCGGCGGTGTTTTTCGCGGACGACGGCGTCGGCGTCGAGATCGGCGCCGGCATGGATTATTGGGGCACGGTTGCTCCGCCGCGGTGGCTGTTCCCCTATGGACAGGCGATCTCGCGGACGACCTATGCAGCGCTGTTCGCCCGGCTCGGGACGACCTACGGCTCGGGTGATGGCTCGACTACCTTCAACCTGCCGGACAAGCGCGACCGCGCGTCCTATGGCAAGGGGAACATGGGTGGGACGTCGGCTGGCCGGATCACCGGGGGAGCCGGTTCGTGGTCTGGAAATACGCTGGGGGCGGCGGGTGGCGAGCAGAACGTTACCCTAACGATCGTGCAGATGCCCTCGCATACTCACAGTGGAACCACGGATCAGCAGGGCTTGCACGCGCACTCCTATGAGAGTGGAGATTCTGCCCCCGCTAATAGCGGGGCGCTGACCTATTCCGGCGGCCCGTCTCCCAAGACTACCGGCGCATCTGGGCTGCACTTCCATTCATTCACGACGGACGGGACTGGCGGAAACAACGCCCACAACAACCTGCCGCCAGGAATCGTCTGTAACTACATCATCTACTGCGGCGTTTGAGCCCAGCAGTTGTCCTTCAGCGGAAGGATCAAGAGGTTCATCACGGTCAGCGGCCAGAACGCCACGACGACAAAATCGACCGGGAGATCGGGTCGTCCGACGCACCGGGCCGAGCGCGACGCATAGACCCAGCCGTATACGGCGAATCCCGCGCAGAACCACGCGATCGTTATCTTCCTGGTCAGGCTCATCGCGCTCGCTGCCTTCGCGTCTGCTGCGGGCATCGACACTGCCCGATCTCGAATCCCTCCGCAACCATTCCGAGAGACGACAATGAAGTTGTTCGCATGGCTATCGCTGGCCCTCGCGCTGATGGCAGAGGCGACGGAAACGCGCGCTCATGAGGCCATGAGCGGCTGGGCTTATCCGGCATCCTGCTGCTCGGGCACCGATTGCGCTCAGATCAGCCCTGAGAGCGTCAAGGAGGGCGATGGCGGTTACATCGTGACCGTGGCGCCGGGCTCGCACCCGATGTGGCGCGCTGACCGTCCTGCGCCTCTTGTCGTCCGCATCCCGTACCGCAAGGCCAAGCCGTCTCCTGATGGCGCTTGGCACATCTGCCTGAACGGGTCTGGCGATCTGCTCTGCTTCTTTGCCGCGATCGGAGGTTCATGATGAAAGTCAGTGACAAGGGCATTGCCGAGCTTCTGTCCCATGAGGCTTTGGTCACGAGCCCCTACAAGGACAGCGTCGGCGTCTGGACCGTAGGATGCGGCCACACATCCGGCGCCGGCAAGCCGAACCCGCAGACGATGGAGAAGGGCGTTGAGGTTCCGATTGCGGACATGATCGCCCTGTTTCGCACCGACCTCGCCAAGTTCGAAGACGGCGTCAACAAGGCCGTCAAGGTTCCGCTGGCGCAGCATGAGTTTGATGCCCTGGTGTCGTTCCATTTCAACACCGGAGCGATCGGGCGCGCGAGCTTCGTCAAGAAGCTGAACGCAGGTGATCGCCTCGGGGCAGCCAATGGCATGCTGGAATGGAAGAAGCCGGCCGAGATTATCAAGCGCCGCACTGCCGAGATGAAGCTGTTTCGCGACGGAAAATACTCGAATGACGGCAAATGCTCGATCTACCCCGCCAACAAGTTCGGCGCAGTGCAGTGGGGCTCTGGCAAGCGCGTCGCCGTGGCGAGCCTCATAGCACCCGCCAAGCCCGTTCCCGCGCCTGCAGCTCCCATCGTCCCGGTCGCCGCTCCGGTGTCCCCTGCGCCCGTCCCTGAACCCACCCGCAATGACGGCGCCTTCACGGCCCCCGCAAGCGAGCGGTCGTGGTGGGCCTCGATCCTTTCCCGTCTGCTTTCGAAGGAACCCGGATGATGTCGTTCATCAATAGCTGGCCTGTCTTCGCGCGGCAGCTCGCGCTCATTCTGACCCCGCTGCTGCTCAACTACGCAATCGCGCGCCTGAGCCTGCCGCAGTCGGTAGCGGATGTGATCTCAGCGCCGCTGATGGAAATCATCGAGTTGATGATCGTCCCTACCGGCGGCCTCTTGCTCGGGTGGGTGGTCATGATCGGGCAGAAGCGGGAGCCGAAGCCGTGAGCTTCCTCTCATCGCTGCTCTCGCCTGTCTGGCGTTGGATCGCAGCGGCCGGCGCCGCCGTGGCGGCCATCGGCGCAATCTATCTCAAAGGCCGTTCGGACGCGGCGGCCAAGGCCAAGCTGGAGGATGTCTCGAATGCGAATGCAATCCGCAAGGCGGGGGCCGATGCTCGCGCTGGCGTTGACGCTGACGTTGCCGCTGGCAAGCTGCGTGACACCGATGGCTGGAGGCGAGACTAAGATGGCGCTCTGCGATCAGTTCAAGCCCATCGCGTGGTCAGTCTCCGACACTGACGGCACAATCGCGCAGGCAAAGTCGCACAATGCGGCGGGCGTCGCCCTTTGCGGGTGGAGGCGCTGATGTCGATCGAGACTGACACCAGAGACAAAGTCGTCAGGCTCGAAGCCATCGTCGAACATCAATCGCAGATGATCGCCTCTCTGAGCGATCAACTCGGAGCGGCAGTAACGAAGCTCGATGCCATGCACGACATCTTCATGAAGATGGATGGTGCGAAGCTCACCTTCTTCGCGCTCGCGGGGGCGATCGGCTTTGCGTCTGCTAAGCTCTCTGCCCTATTGCCGTGGTTCTCAATCCCGCCACGCTAACAAAATCCGCCCAGCATCCGCTGACGGATGTGAGTGGCTCCTGCCGCTCGACTTGATGACCCTATACCACTCAGCCCCGGTCTCGCTTAGGCGGGATCGGGGTCTTTTTTGTTGGCATCCGCGAGCTGACTGCCAGAACTTACCGGCGGCTTTGGAAGCGGCATCCAGTGTGTGGGCTCGACGTGGATGGCGTCCGGAACGCTGCCCCGTCGCTCCTCCCAAAAAGCGACCGCTCCAGCTGCTACGCCCGTCCAACCGACGATGCTGTAATAGGCGACACTGACATCATCGCCGTCCCATAGCAGGACTTCCTGACCGCCCGTCTTCGGCGCCGTTTCAATCGGCTGCCAAGCGCCCTCGGAACCTAGCGGATGCGCACACATCTAACCCCCTCCCTTAGCGAGAGCTGCTTCTGCTGAGAGGGCGCGTTCGGACAACTCGATGATTTTGTCGCCGCGCCGGTCTCTGATGTGCCGCAGCTTCTCAATCTCCCCCGCCTGTTCAGCGACGAGTGCTTCCAGAGCTTCGATGCGGGAGGCGGCTTTCTCGCATTTGTCGATTGCGGCTTCGAGCGCGTAAGCGGCGTTCTCGGTGAAGCCGTCGCCTTCCGAGCACTGGCCTTGGATAACCTCCCAGCAGTACCGGGCTTCCGAAACTGCCTCGACCATCTCCCCGCTCGTGCTCATGGGCGGGGCGGGCTTGGCGGCCTCGTAGGCAGCGATGGCCGCGCGAGCGATGTCGATGCATGCAGGATCACCCGGCATGTCTGCCACGGCCAGTCCCGCAGCGGTCAAAGCCCTCTCATCAACCATGACCATCTTCCTCTGTCTTGAGCGCGCATCCGCTAGGATCGGGAGAGAGCGCGGCATGGGCTTCGCGGGCGCGCATCTGCGCCATAGCTGCCCGAAGGGTTGCCGTTCCGTCTCTGCCGTCACAAGCGGCCATAGCGACGGCAGCATAGCGAGCCGAGTAGCGGGTGCCGTCCTTGGCCTCATAGGTGTGCTTGATCGGGATGCCCCGCTCGTCCTGCTCTATGGAAATGAACTTAGGCATCAGCAAATCCTTTCGCCGCGCTGGTGGATCATCATCGCGAGGTTGCCGACATCGACCGGATCGCCCTTTGCGACGGGCTCGCAAAGCAACTTGACCAAAAACGCATTCGTGCATTCCGACTTGTCGTCCCAACCCCGGCGGCCCTGCGCCCGCTTCTTCGCGAGCTTGGCTTTCATGGCGATGGCGAATTGATCGACGGCGATATCATCGGAATGGTGGGATGACGGTTCAGGTACGGACAGTGCCGCGAGAATTGCGGACGAAAGCTCGGACCACTCTGCAAGCGAGATATTCATCTGCACATTAGCCAGCCGCTCAACAGCGGCACGCGCTGCTTCTCGCGCCCCGGCAGCCGCCTCAAGTTTGCGGGTGAGGCCTGCGATGGCGGCTTCGGCGGCGGTCAGGTCTGGGTCGGTATAATCGAAGTTGCGGCCCTTAAGCAGCCGCTCTATCCGCGACATGAGGCGGTCATAGACTGAGCCGGGAAACCGTCCGATGCTCTTCCACGCCAGCGTCAGCACTGAGTAGGCGGCGTCCCGCTCCCTCTCCGCCTTCTCGCGCGCGGCTGTCTCTGAGGAGAGGGCTTCGCGCAGGCGGGTGATTTCGGCGGCTTGCGCTGTCATGACCTTGTCGGCGGTTAAGAGTGCGTCTTGCACGTTCTTGAGGTGGTCCTCGATGTCAGTCATTGATCGGCCTCCCGTTGTGGTCGATGCTTTTGCCTGTCGCGCGGTTTATCGGGTAGAACCACTGTCCCGAGAACTCGTCGCCCCATTTGTTGAAGTTGGGCGAGACGCGCACTTCCTGCGTATGACCAGCACCGCGCTTGCCGCCTTCCGTCTCGATGTCTTTGACGGCGATCAGTCGGTATTCGCGATCTTGAGGCGGATACCATGTGCGGCAGCAAGCCATGCAGACCGGGATATTCCAGTGGACGCGGTCTCCTACCTCGAAGCGATCCGTGCGCACGATGTCACTCATCGCCGCCTCCGAGGGTGGAGCGGGCGCGGACTTCAAGAGCGCGCTGAATCATCCGGGCTGTGTCCGACCCGCCGACATCTCGACCGATCATCTCGGCAATCCGCGCGGCGCTGTTATAAGTCTCGGCTCGCAGCTTGGCGTTGTCCTGATCGGTGGCGGTGAGGGTGTCCAGACGGGCGAGAAGACGACGGAGCCAAGGCCAACTTTTCGGCCCGAACTTGTCGAGGGTGTTCCGCATCTCCTCTACCTCGGCATCGGTTGCGATGGGGTCAGTCATGACTTTCGCCTTTCGTAGACGGGGTGGAGAGAGCGCGGCGCTCCTCCGGGCTGTCGATTGTCATTGTGAAGCCGCAGCACTTCGGCCAGCCGTGGCGGAAGGCGCTCGCGCTATCGACCCGGCGCGTGGCTCCGCACGCCGTGCACCAGACCTGACCTCGAGCTAAGCTCGGGTGACATTGAGCGAGGACGCCGGGCAGCGCCTCGACCCTCGCGGCCAACTCCAGAAGATCGGTCGGGTTGAGATCAGACATCGGGGCGGTCCTTGGGGGTGGGGCGGGGCGAGCGAATGTCCGCGTAGACCGCGTGCGTCTTGCGCCGGAAGGCCCGCCTGGTTTCGAGGCGGCGGGCGATCTCGTCCGCGTCTGTCGTGTCGAGCGCGGCCATGATCTCGTTATGGACGCAGTTGCGGAGCGAAAGCTGCCCGCTCTTGCCGAGAGCCGCGAAGGCCTCCGGATACATGATCCGCAGATGCGACACGGCCTCCTTGCCGATGTCCATCGCGATCTCGCCAACCAGCGCGCGGTCAGCGTTCGCTTTTGCCGGGAGGTTCGCGCCCATCAGCCTTCCCTCCCTTCGGGGAGAGGGGTGGGGACGAATTCGGGCGCAGCGTTCAACGCGTCAGCAATCCAGCGCGCTAATCGTTCGCTGCATTGCTTGTGAAGTTCCGGCGTGAAACGGAAGCTCGGCGGGATGACGCTCATCAAGCCGAGTTGGCAGACGGTCATATTGTTGTCGGCGTGAATGGTCACGGATGAGCCGACGACACTGCTGTAAGGCACGATCTTGGCAGTCAATTTCATGGCTTGAACCTCTTCATAGCTTCGGCCATCCTGCGGTCGTGCTCAGCCTGAGCTTCGGGCAGGAGACGGAACATCAGCGGTGGCCGGCTCGACGGGTAAACGTCACGGTCGTCGAAGGTCAACCACATGCCATCAGGCCATTGGCCGTCGTATCGGCAGCGAAAGACGCCAGTCGATCCGGCCTCGATGACCTCGAATTCGCTGCCGTCCTTGGGGCAGTAAATACCTTCGCGCCAACCAAAGTCGCGGAGCCGCTGCACCGCACGCGATATCTCGCGGAGCGCCGACTGCTGATCGGGGAAGTCAGTTTCTGCCTTAGCCTGCGCCGCTTCTGACGCTTCCCATAGGGCTTTCGCCTCGTCGGAAGTGAGCGCTACCCGCGATCCGTCAGAGAGCGTTGCTGATCCGTGGTAATCCCCATCCCACCTCATGATGCGCTAGCCTCTGGGGAGGGGGTGGGCTTGGAGAGGGCTGCGCGGAGTTTCGCGACGGCTATGACCGGATTGCCGTCGAACGCGGCCTCGCTCTCTTGGAGGTTGATGAAGCCGGGCATGACGGCGCACCATATCGGGCGGCCCTCGGGCGTGGTGCCGTCCGTGAACAGTATCGGCTCTTCGGCGCGCGGCCCACCATGGGCGGGGCAGCATGGGCCGAAGCAGTAGACGGGCCGATCGTTGCCGCGCTCCTGCCAGAGGAATTCACGCGGCCACTGAGGCCCGTAAGCCTCCTTATCGCAGTGGCCCGCAGGCGACCCGCCCATCCACATCGGAACGCGACACTTCCCGCCGTCCCATGGGGCTTCGCGATGCTTCGTCTCGCTCATGGCTTCATCCTTCTGGGGTGGGGGAGGGGTCACGCCGACAACTCCAGTTGCCCGGGGCGCAGGCTCCAGACGCCGGGGCACTGCATGGCATCCCAGCGGTCGGCCATGGCGCGCGGCGTGTTCGTTGGGCGGCCTCGGGCTGGAGGCCACGCGGCTTCTCCATCGTCTTGAGCGTCCGGTACATGCGATCGATTTCGCGTTTGCTCATCGCGCCCATCACAGCCCCCCGCTATCTGTGGGGGCGGCGGTGGCGCGCTTCTCCCATAGGAGTTTGGCCTGTGTAGGGTGCTTATCGACGCGCGGGCGTGAGGGAACCGACCAAGATCCTGACCGACGCTCCCCGATAAGTTTCCAACCAGCGCCGCGCAGCGAAGCCCCGCCTTCGTCAGGCAGCGTGTATGTCCCGATCCGGCTATACCCGAGAGCGAAAGCGGCCTTGCAAGCTGCGCCGTAAAGGAACGAGCAGACGTTGCGCGTCCCATCGGTACAAAGGCGAGTGACCTCCAGCGTAGCCCCGTCCTGCCGGTGGCGTGACACGGGCCGCCCAACGATCACGACGCCCACGATTTCGCCACCCTGCTCGGCGCCTATCGAGAACTTATGGCCGACGACGGGCGGATGATGCCGGTGCAGTCGCCCAACGAAATCGTTGGCCTCCTGAAGCTCAATTGGGACTGTCATCAGCCTCATGACGCCCGTCCCCCGCTCTCTGTGCCCATAGACGGGGGGAGGGCCTTGGACGCGCGAGCTTCGGCCATCTTCCTGCCGCGTTCGATGGCTGCCTCATGCCGGGCGCGCTCGCGATTCAGTTCGGCAGTCCACCAGGCCCATGCGGCGGCGCGGGCCGTATCGCCATCGGCCGCCGGGAAGCTGATGCCGAGCCGACGCTCTGACATGACGCCCGTCTTCGCCGCCCGCGTCGGGATCGTCACGTAAGCGACGAACCGCTGTGCCGGCACGGCATCGTCAGACGAGTAGACGACAACGCGGGGCTTGTGGCCGCTCGGCTCCGTCACGGCGGAACAGAGCATGATTTCAGTGTCGGGTCGGTTTGCGTTTTCGTTGTAAGTGCTTGAATTGTCGATCATCGCTTTTCCCTCAGTTTGTGAGAAAAGCGTTTGAAATCAACAGCGAAAGGTGCCTCTTAATCAGCGGGTCGTAGGTTCGAGCCCTACATCACCCACCACGGAACCTAAGGTGTTGAGATCAGAACGCTTTTTGTCCTTCGGCGTCTTGTCATTATCATCGCATTTTGCCGGCCTAAGCGCAACGGTTTGCAGAGCGGTTTGCAGATATTTCCCCGCTGTATGCTCCTCGATGCGCCTCACGCAGTTGGTCGCAAGCTCCAGGGACCGGCGCAAATAGCTCGCATCCATTGACCCGCCGCCCGGCACGGCATGCCCGCTCACGGCGCAGGATTCGAGCGTGGTGCATCCTGCCTCCGCAGCGAGACTGGTGAACGTCCCGCGAAAGTCATGGAAGGTCAGGCCCTCGATGCCGGCCTTCTCTTGCAGCTTTCCGAACGACGCGCGGAACCCGCTGCTGGTCCAAGGCTTACCATCGGAATTGAGGAAGAGCGCCGCGCCCTTGGGATTGCGCTTCAGGGCCTCAGCGAGAGGCGCAGGGACGGGCATCGCGATCTTGCGGGGCTTCTTGCCCTTGCGCACGCTCTTGCTCTGCGTGAGCCTGAGAACGCCGTCGCGAATGTTGGCTGACGTGAGCCTGAGAAGATCGCCTTGACGCTGGCCTGTCCAGATCGCGGCATAGGCCACGATCGCCAGTTCCCACTTCGCCTCAGCAAACAGCTTGCGCAAATCGTCTTCCGTCCAAACCTTTTCGGTCCGGTCGCTTGCAGATAGCCGACCGCCGCGAGCGCAGGGGTTGACGGCCATCTGTCCGTGATTGACCGCATATCCGAACAGCGCGGCCAGCACCGTCCAAGCGTAGTCGGCTTTGCGCGGGGTGGCCTGCATCGTGTCGCGCCATTTCAGGAACTCGCCACGGGCGCGAGGGTCTTTCGCCGCTGCCATGGTCATCTTCCCGAATTTCGCGTCGATCAGCTTCAGATAATTGCGGTATGCCCGCAGGCTATCGGGCGACTTGGGGAACGCCGACGAAGCCTCATAATCTCGGATGAGGGCAGCGACCGTGTCCGCCTTATCGGGAACCTTCCGCGTCGCCAGCGCCCTGTGGTAGGATGCCATGAAATCAGGCGTTCCCGGCTCGCCTTCGAGCGCAGGCCCGCCGCGCCACGCATAGAAATAAGTCTTGACCGCGCCCCCGGCCAATTTCTTCTTGGCAGAGGCGATGCCCTTAAGCCGCACGTTCACCATCCTCGGCCAGCCACCTGTCAAACGCGGAAAGCTCGGAATCTGCCGTCAGGCCGCCAAGCTTGTCCAGCGCCACGTCGATGGCTTTGCGATCATACCGCGTCGTGCCTGGCACTGCCGGCGGCATCGTGCCGGCCTTGACAAGCTGCGAGAACCGCGACGCCGACATGCTGCAATAGGCAGCCGCCTCGGCTCGGGTCATCAGTCTCGGCTCCACCACCGCGCGCGGCATGTCAGGATTCCTCGCGCTCGGCCGCGAAGCGGTCAATCGCTTCCTTCATCTTGCGGTCATGCTCGGCTTGGGCTTCGGGCAGCAGCCGGAACATCAGCGGAGGCCGGCTCGACGGATAGATGTCGCTGTCGTCGGATGTCATCCACATTCCGTCAGGCCATTCCCCCTCGTAATAGCAGCGGAAAACTCCGGTGGACCCGGCCTCGATGACCTCGAACTCGCTGCCATCCTTCGGGCAGTAGATCGCATCACGCCAGCCAAAGTCGCGGAGCCGCTGCACGGCGCGCGATATCTCCCGGAGCGCTGACTGTTGATCCGGGAAGTCGGCAGCGGCCTTTGCCTGCGCGGCCTCTGAGGCTTCCCAGAGCGACTTCGCCTGCTCCGGCGTGAACATCACGCGCGAGCCGTCCGCAAGCCGCCCAGAGCCGCTATATTCGCGATCGTCGCCCATGTCAGGATTCCGAGCTAGGGGGAGGGGGGAGGGGACGGCGCGGCTTGCACCAGTCGCAGACGCGCTCGCAGTCGCCGCATCCGCTCTCGGGATCAACGCAGCCGCATTCGTCAAAGCACGAATAGACCACGCCATCGCCGCCGCAGTTCGGGCAGCAGTCACCGGGGTCGTGGTCGAAGTCGTCGCCCTCCAGCCTATCCCTTATCTCGGCAAGGCGATCGTCGCTGATGGGTGAGGTCATGTCAGGTCTCCGCAGCCGGAGTGGTTGGAGAGGGCGTCGAGGTCGTAGGTGGCGGTCTCAGCGCGAACGGGCATGACGCACCCGACACCGTCGTTCGCAAAACGGAACGGCAGCGGATCGACTGGCGATCGTGCACGGCCGCACTCGACGTCGGGCAGCCAGAAGACCAAGTGCATCAGGTTGACTTGGTAGATTGCACCCCTGAACCCGACCGTTTCTCGGTCGAGGATGGTATAGCAAGCAGGAAGGTCTCCTGGCTCGCTTAGATCCTCTAGGCGGAACCGGATGGGCGGAAGCTTCGGCAGCGGCGCGGCGAAGCATGTCGAAAAATCGACTTGCCGGAATACGCGCTCAGCATCAGGTACCTCGGAATTGTCAGGCACATCGGCGCGGGCCGGCACGCGCACCATGATGTGCCCGTCGGTCGCGTAGGTGAACCCGGCCCGCGTCCACGGCTGCATGATGTAGGGTCGCGCCAGTTCAAGACTGCAAAAATAGCTCAGATCGATTGAGGTCGTCATCACGCGCCCTTTCTCATGGCATTGACCTTCGCGGCGGCAGCCTGGAACTGGTCGGGGAAGTCGGAGCGGAAGATGTTGATCAGGAGGCGATCGTTGGCCTCGCCAGCCTCCGCGCGGGCGGCCCGATTGATCTGGCCCCGCTTTCGCGCAACGGCTTGAAAGGCGCGCTGTTTCTCGCCCAATGCGATCTTCGCGAGCCCGCGCCACTTCGGGCCTCGCTTGTAGCCGGCCACCCGATCCTGAAATAACTGGCGCTGGATATCGCCGATCGCGAACGTCAGGCAGGCCTCTGCCTCATCGCAATCCGCGATCGTCTTGACCTCGTCGATGGTCCAGCCGTCTGTGATGTCGATGACCGGGACGGTGATGGGGGAGGTCATGGCCGCTCCCCATAGACAACCTCACAGACTGTCCGGACCTTGACGAGATCGAACCAGTCATCGGTGCGGACACTGGATTCCATGTCGATCCAGTAGGGCCCGCAGCGCCCCATCAGCCCGTTGATGCTCTGGATCGTGTCGAGCACGTTGCCCGGATTGATCCCGCCAGCGTAGCCGACCAGCCGGCCAGGGTGCGGCAGCCATTTCTTCGGACGCACGCCGTTGCCGCCGGAGACGTCGTAGAGCCAGTCGACGTCGTGCTCGCGCGGGAAGGACTCGGTGTCGCGGCATTGCAGGATGCAGCGCTTGCCGGCCATCTGCCCGAACCGCTGCGCTGCGGCGACGGACGGCTCCCCGTGATTGATCTGGATACGGTCGAACCGCTTGACCGGGTAGCGGCGCATGTCGCCGGTCTCGTATTCCATTATCTCTCTGGCGAGATCACCGCAAAGATGGGCGGCGAATCGCATTGGCGCGGGGTCGACCCGGTTGTTATCGACCATCATGAAATCGATCCCGTTCATATTCGGGTAGCGGTTCTCGCGCCCCTGCCGCTTGCGGCTGAAGAGCACGCCCCATTCGACCGGATAGCGGTCGCTGATCCAGCGCATGTTCTCAATGTTGGTGCGCGAATCGACGCCGGTGAAGGTGATGAACAGCGGCAGCGTCGGCGGATGGCACTTGTAATCGGCCTCGTTCATGTGCGTTCGCCTCTCTTCTGGAATGGTCTGTGGTCGGCACCGAACCCGCGCGATTGAATCGGCCGCTTGTGCTTCGCGCGGGGTGGTTCGGCACCTTCGGCTTTCGCAAGCAGGCGGGCGTGGAAGGCCTCTTCCTTCTTGCCGATGCGCCGTGTGTGGGCGATGGCGTGAATGTCTGAGCCCGCTGTCGTCGCCGGTCGTCCGAACGTCCGCTCATGGTGATCAGGGCGCCGCATGGGCTCGATATGGCGGGGGTCGTTCGCATCGGGCGACAGCCGGCCCGTCTCAGGGTCGACGAACCTCAGCGCCAGTGGCGGGTTGTGGTTCCAATCGATGCCGCCCGCGATCTCCTCATCCGTGAAGCCGAGCATCAGCAGCGTCGCGTGAAGCTTCACGCCGATCGGGATGTGCTTGCGGTGCTCTGAGGTGCGCGTCATGCCACACCTCTGGTCTCAGCGCAGACGAATCCGCGCTTGCAGTCGCGGATGGCTACCTTCTCAGCGACCGACAGATGCCCCGCCTCGCAGTTGCAGGGCTCGCAGGCGAGCACGAGGTTGGACGGATGGTTCGGGCCGCCGTGCGACTTCGGCACCAGATGCTCGATCGTGATCTCGACGCTGTCCGACGACAGGAAGCCGACCTCGCAAAACCAGCACCAAAGTCCGTCCCGCGCCGCCAAGTCGTCAATCAGATGGCGGAGCTGCTTGCGCGCCTTGAGGTCAGGCGACAGAGCCATGCGGTTGCCGCGCTCGAAAGCCTCGCGTGCTGTGATCAGCGGCTCGGGCCAGGTCTGGATATCCTTGGCGTTGCGATAGACAACCTGCACGCCGTCGCACGTCTGCGCGCGCAGCAATTCCCATTGGTTCGTCGGCGGCAGGACTACGGCGCCGCAATCGGTCAGCCATGCCTTGAAAGCATCCATCTTGAAGGCGGGGCGCTTCTTCATGACCGCGCGCCCTCGATGATCTCGACCAGGCGCACTGCGCCGGCTATGACTTCGCTCTGCCTGTCAGCAGGCAAGAGCGCGTCGAGCCGGCCCTCACGCGCGCCATGCTCGCGGATGTGGCAGGTGAGGTATTCATGCAGAGCATCGTTGGCGGACGCGCGAGGCTTGACCGAGCGCAGTTCGGGCGGCTGATACTCGATTCCAAGAACCTCTGCGATTAGAGCGGAAACGCGGCTGTGGCGCGTGATGCCGCCTTCGATCTTCGCGATTTGCTGCTGGGTGATGCCGGTTCGCTCGCCAAGTTCGGCCTGAGACCAGCCCTTTGCCTTGCGCGCCGCTTTGATGATCTCACCCATCAGTGGAAAGTTGACGTTCATGACCGCACCTGCCGCGCCGGGGCGATCTCTGCCTCGGCTTCCTTCCGCAGAAGCGACAGGTCCATGCCGGGGCAGACCTCTGTCAGGATGAACTCCTCCGCCTGGTCACAGAAGGTCTTCATCTCCTCGATCGTGAAATCCGAGGTCGAGCGCAGGGCGACATAGCAAGAGCCGCCCACTTCCATCCGAGCGCCTTCATACCAACCGTTCCGAAGCTTGATCTCGCCCTTAAGCTTTTCGATCGTCCAGGGTTCGGGCGCGTTGTCGGCGGCCTTGCCGAGCAGGGCATGGAGGTAGCGGTTCTGCGCGTCGGAGCGCGGGCGGTACTTCGTTAGGGTGAACAGGCAGCCTTCCTCGGCCGCTGCAATCGCCTGACGATCAGCCCGTGCGGCAGGAACGAGGGCGCCGCCCTCGACCTTCGCTACGATCTGCCTGCGCGATGCCATCGGTCAGATCCCGAGCGCTTCTTTGCGGGCGCCGAAGTGCCCCTGCAGTCGGGCGATGTCGCCGTGATCCTTGATGCCGAGCACGTCCTGACGGTGCGCACGCGTCTGGCCCCACCATGCGCGGACGACTTCGTAGGCATCGACATCGTTGGCGGCATCGAGCTTGGCGACCAGCACGGCCTCATAGGCTTCCGGCGTGCTGGTGTCGGGCTCGGCCGCAGGCGGCGCTTCATCCGCTGGCGGTGGCGGTGGTGCGGCTTCCTCCGATGGTGACGACTCCGGGTCGCCGGACGGCGCCATCTTCGCGACGCGCGCGAGGTGCTCGGCTTTCAGCGCGCGGGCTTTCTCGACGAAGCCGTCGAAGCCCTCCAGATCGGTTTCGACGTCGAGATAGGTATAACCATCCTCAATGCAGGCGGCGTCCTCGCACACAGCAAGCTGCTCAGCGAGGTTCGCCAGCACTGCCTCGGGATCGATCCCCTCTGCATCCTCGGCGGGCGCCGGAGCACTCTCAGCGGGATTGCTGGGCAATGCTCCGGCGTCCTGCGCTGATGCCGTGGGGGGTGGCACGGCGGCAGCGGTCTCTGTGAAGGTGGCATCTTCGATCGGCGGCGGCGGGGGAGGAGGCGCGGGCGGGCTGGGAGGAGGCGTCGAAGGCCCTTCGCTGCGGATGCGACGGCCTTCCATCTCCTCTGCCGTCAGCTCATTCCCGATCTCCTCCGGGAATGCCTTGCGCAGCGCGGCGGCCTCGGCGCACTTCTCGATCTGGCCTTCCGGACGGCTCTCCCACATGTCGTTCGGCAGATCGCTGTTGCCGACCGTGGCGTAGCTCTCGATCCATTTGACCTTCGGGCCGACGAACTTGCAGGAGCGGCCGCCCATCTCGCGATAGACGGTCATGCGGCACCATTCGGGGAACGAGACGGTGATCGTCTTGTCTTCCCAGTTTCCCTTGACCTTGACGCGCCCGGTGAAGGTCCGCTCGCTGGTCGGGCCGAACTCGGCTTCATCGCAGCCGACATACTGGCCCGTGCGGAACGCCGTGGTGCGGACCTCTGAGATGCCAGGCCACACGGTCTCGACGTAGCCGCCGGACTTGCTATCCCACATGGGCACGATATGGACGGGCTTCTTGAACGGATCGAGCTTGCGCGCCTTGCAGTAGGAGAGCGCCATCACGACGGCGTCATGGCTTTTCGCACTCGGAAAGACCGCCTCGACCAATGCCTTCCAACCGCTGGCGTCGACGCCGAACCGCTCCTTGATCGCGGGATGGTAGGGCAGGCGCGGGGCCTGGAATTTGACGATGGCGTTCATGCGGGCGTGCTCCGGTTCAATCGGGAAGGGTCAGGCGGCGGTGGCGGTGACGCGCGGCTTGCCATCGATCGTCACGCCGGGGAGGTGGGCGACATTCGCCTTGACCTTCGCGCGGGCGACCTTGAGCAGGCAGGCCTTGAGGTCGGGATCGCCCTCGGCAGCGAGGAACGCGGCGAAGGCGGCATCGTCGGCCACCTCGACCAAGCCGGCGACCTTGCGCTCGCTGACCTGCCGGACGGTGCCGATGGTGACGGTCTGCGCGACGACAGGCGCGACCTCGACGGGCGGCGCTTCCGGATTCAAGGCCTTCGCGAGCCGGGCGGCCTCCGCGAGGCGCTCGTTTTCGATGCGCGCTTCCTCGGCCAGCCGGGCGTTTTCGGCACGGATGTAGGCCTGCCCGATGTCGAAAAGCTGGACCTTGAGCGTCTTCGCGCCGCTGACGACCGGGGCCCACTTCGCATCGACGGCGCGTCCGCCGGACAGGAACGGTTCCTTCTCCGCAACGCGCTTGGCCTCGGCCTCGTTTTCGAAGGCCAGGAACTTCTCGCGATAGTTGGCGACGAGATCGGCCTGGATCTTCGTCGTCGGCTTGCCGCCGATTTCCTCGAGCCACGCCTTCACCTGCTTTTCGAGCGCGGCGACGTTGCGGGCGACTTCCTGAACCGGGGTCAGTTCTTCGGGCGGATCATTGTCGCCGGCCACGGCGCGGGGGTTCTCGGCGGCGGTATCGTTCGCCGCCGGATCGGGAACCTCCCACGGCCAGCCGGAACCTTCGAAAGCCGCCTTGTAGTGCTCATAGGAGACCGGCTTCGTGCAGAAAAACGAGAACCGCGTCTCCGCAAAGCCGGCATCGGCGACGACCATGCGCAGGTCAGCCTTCGTGCCGATCCATGCCTTGAGCGAGCCATCGGCCTCGCGGGTGATCGCGACCGGGATGCGGTTCTTCTCGGCATAGTAGCCGCACTCGCATTCGCCGACGGTGAGATCGCCGCGCTTGCCGTTGACGGCCGCGCGCCACCAATCGAAGTCCTTCCGGGGTGCAATGGCTGCTTGGCTCATGTCTCTTTCCTCGCTGCGATGCGGACGACGGGCCGATCGCCACGCCATCGGGTGATTTTGATCCCGGCCTTTCGGGCCTGGGCTTCGACTTTCAGCCGGTCGTGAACGGCGATCGTTGCGCGCCGGAGGGCTCCATCACTGGCGCGCTCCGCTGGCATCAGGCGATGCGCCAGCCACGGGTCGGGGTGAGGCGGTAGGTGCGCTCTCCGACGACCTTGGTCTCAGGCGGGATGTTGAGCGGGCGGAAGCCCCCGGCGACGCGCAGGATGCGCATTCGAGCCTTCACGCTCTTGCCGACGTGGGATGCATTCAATCGGGACTGTTTCATCGGTTTCCTCGGGACTAGGGGAGCGCCGCAGCGCCCCCCGTTTCGGTTATCTGTTGAGCGAACCTGCGGCCTTTTCGCAGTGCCCATCAGGGTTTGAGAGGCCTTCGGGCCGCTGCGGCAGCCCCCGTGAGGGCCAGCCGGCTGCCGATTTCAAAGGGCCGGTCCCGGCTGGTGAAGCTCTGGCGAGCGCGATGATCAGGAAGAGGAGGAGGCTGATCATCAGAATGGGTTCCGCCGCGCGCGGTCTTCGGGGCTCTCGCGATCCGGCTCGACATCCCATTGGATCGGAGCCGGGTACATCGCGCGGCCGAGGGCGTAGACCGCCAGCGCGGCGATGCCGCCGAAGAACGGGGCCAACCACCACGCGCTCATGCCGACACCTGTTCAGGCGCGCTATTGAGCAGTTCCGTGAAGACGCTGATATCGGTTTTGCGCTCGACTACGGGGCGGAAGTCTTCCGAGAGATACCAAGGCTCCTGGGGCGGCGCGTCGGTGAACTCGCAGATCGGATTGATGACTTCGACCAACCGGATACGTTGCCTGCCGTTCTTGCGGACGCCTGTTTCCCGGACGGTATAGACCGACCCCTTGGCCGGACTGGCTACGCGCCACGCGCGCCGCCACTCTGACCAGAATTGACGCTTCGACGCTGGCAGCCGAGCGAGGGAGCCGCCGACACAGACCACGGGCTGGCCAACATAGAAATCCATCCCGCCCTCCCTCAGAACAGGCTTGCGAAGCCGACCGCGAACGGGCCGACGACGAAGAGCATGATGGCGGCGGCAACATCGCCTAGGGTGACGGCAGAGCGGTCCACGACCTTGCCGACCCAGATGTAGCCGTCGTCCACCGTGCGCCGTTCCATCACGACGCAGCGGGCCCGGTAGTTCCGGTCGGCATGGATTTGCCCCAGCACCTCGGCACATGCCGACGCCCGGTTCTCGTCGCGATACTGCTCAAGGCAGGGGATCGTTCCGGCCATCACGGCGTAGGCGATCGTCAGAGCGAGATCGTCACTGCGTTCCGGGATGAAAAGGGTTCGCGTCGCGGTCATCGTCCGATCTCCTGCGCTGCGGTTTCAAGGAATCGCGCGGCCTGCGTCAGACCGTTCGCGTGGTGGACAAGCTTTCCGGCAAGGTGCGGAAGCCCATGGGTGCGGGCCCGGTGGACGGTGGTGGCGTTCTTGATCTCCATCACGCTGCGTCCTTCTGCTTGGCTTCGATGCCGGCCCAAATCTGAGCGGCGAGGGCGGTGCTGGCGGTCGCGAAGTCGTCCAGCGGCATGTCGGCCCATGTCGGATGGGCTTCGAGGATCGCGCGCTCGGCAGGGCCGGCGTTGCGCCAGATGCGAAGGGATTCCGCCACGAGCGCGCGCATCTCTGCGGCGATCTCATCGAGGCGGGAGGCGGTCTGTTCGGGAAGCCACGCCATGGCGATCACTCCGCCGCTTGTGGCAGAGCGCGGGCGGCAAGAGCCCGCAGCCGGCCGGGATGCGCCTCGACGAATGCGACCAGCGCGAGATAGTCGTCGCGGTGGAACCCAGCGGGGTGATCAGCATCGATGCGATCGCGCAGCCGCTCGGTCGTGATGCCCTCCTGGCACCCGACCCACCACCGAAGGCCGTGCTTCGGCGAGTCCACTGCGGTCGCATAGGCATTGCGCGATCCCTGCGGGCCGGCGACGAACAGCCAATCACCATCTTCATAAACGGCGCCGTCCCCGATG